GACTCATCAGGTCAAAAACTTTGACAAAACAAAGTTGCTAGAATTACCAGTAGCAGAAGAGTTCCAAGCCGGAATAGCTCTAGGTTTAGCTATAGATGGTTACATACCAGTTTCCTTATACCCTAGAATGAATTTTATCATCTTAGCAATGAATCAGATTGTGAATCATTTAGACAAGTGGGAAGCAATGTCTATGGGCCAGAGCAAGCCAAAAATCATAATGAAGGCAGTGGTAGGGTCTCAGTATCCCCTAGACCCGGGACACCAACATAAAGCTAATTTTACAGAGGCCTTCAGGAGTTCCTGCACAAACATAGATATTGTTGAGCTTTTATATCCTGAACAAATTCTGCCAGCATACGAAAAAGCACTGAGCAGTGAAAGATCAACACTGATAATCGAACATGGAGATTTATATTAATGGAAAAGATAGAATTTGGAGAACTAAGAATTGGAGAGGTAGCTAGAAAAAACCTGATGCATGTATGCGACACGAACTGGGCTTCGGGCGGACCAAAGGTAAGGGAGCTTGAGGACAAGTGGAATCAACTGTTTGATTACGATAACAGCACCGCAGTCAGTTCCGGTACCGACGGATGCATAAACTCTTGCTTTGCCTTGTATGATCTAAAGGGTGCGAAGAGAGGGGTAAGCGAAGTTATAGTTCCCGCGTTGTCATTCATCGCAACCGCAAATGCCGTCAGAGCCTCAGGCCTGGTGCCTAAATTTGTCGATGTAAAACGCGAAACTCTCAACATTGATGAGTCTAAGATTGAAGAGGCGATTAATGAAAACACCGTGGCGATCCAAGTGGTTCACACAATGGGAAGAATGGCGGAGATGGATGTTATCTGCGAGATTGCCGAGAGGCACAATCTGATTGTTATAGAAGACGCATGCGAGGCACATGGTGCAAAATTCAAGGATAAACTTGTCGGTCACTGGGGAGATATGTCCATATACAGTTTTTACGTCGCGCACCTAGTTTGTTCCGGTGAAGGGGGAATGATATCGTCCAACGACCCAGATATTGGAAAGCTTCTATTCTCAACGAGATCCCACGGCCGTCCATATAATTCTGTCTATTTCGAACACAAGAGGTCTGGCTTGAATTCTAAAATGAACGACCTTGAGGCATCCATCGGTCTTGAAGCCATAGGTGTCTTCTGGGATACATTTTGGACAAGACATGCGTTCATGAAAGAGATGAGGAAAGCAGCTAACGGCTTCGAAGATATTGCCTGGTTTTCAGAGGAAGATGAGGGTAATATAAATTGCCCACACGGCTTTAGCGTCACTTGTAAGAAAGAGGGCGACATTGAAATTGTCAAGGACACTTTTGACAAATACAGGATACACCACAAGAGAAATTTTGGATGCATTCCGACGCAACAGATAGCCTTTGGAGACATGGGCCACAAGTTAGGACAATTCCCTGAAGCAGAATGGGTTGGAGATAACGGAATCCATATTGGATGCCATCAATATTTAACAGGAGAGAACATGGAAAGAATATGTAAAGCAATAAAAGAAGCTTTAGAAAAATGCAAGGAAAACAACAATGAGTAAAAGAAAATACCTACCAACATTGTCAGAGCTGATAGATAGACTATCAATAGTTCAATTAAAGGAAGTATTCATAGTAGAACACAAGCAAGAGTACGCAAAGGAAATCTCTGCAATATTGCACGATATCGATGTAATCTTGAAAGGCAAGGAGGTGTCTTTGGATGCAGACACGGTCAGGGCAATAGTTGTTTTGTCTCAGATGAATCTGCACATATGGCACAATGAATCAAACTATCGAAAAGGCATAAGAGACGGAAACAATCTTGAACTAACTCATGGCTTGAACGGAATTAGAAACACCGCCAAGAATAAGATTCAAGAACAAGCCGGCGGCCGCAAGGATTATAAGATCGACTGTTTAGCCGCGGAATTTAAAGATTGGGACATTAGCTGGGGTGAGTAAAATACTCGTCATAGGCGACGGCTGTCGCGACGTTCACGTTTACGGCCGGTGTGAACGTCTCGCTCCAGATGCCCCAGTGCCAGTTTTCATACCGAACTATGAAAAAAGAAATTTGGGCATGGCAGGAAACGTTTACCAAAATATAGTATCTATGGGTATACCTGCTATACTCAAAACAAACAGCATAAACATTGAGAAAAAAAGGTATGTACACGAAGAAACGAATCATATGTTTCTTAGGGTCGACTCGGGTGAAGGAAGCGTCGAGAGGGTTTCAGATTTAACAAAAGAGTTTATCTGCGAGTTTGACTTGATAATAATCTCAGATTACAACAAGGGTTTTCTGACGGAGGACGATATAAGGTTCATTTGCGAAAACCACGACCTTGTCTTTATCGACACGAAAAAAACCATTGGAGAATATTGCAAAGAGTGCACTTATATCAAGATAAACAAGAACGAATACGCCGCATCTCAAAAATTTATACAAAAATCTTCATGGGCCAAAAATAAGGTAATTGTCACCTTGGGTTCCTCTGGGAGTCGCCTTGGAGAAAAGATGTACTCAGTGGATAAAGTGGAAATTAAAGATCTTTGTGGCGCCGGAGATACTTTCATGGCCGGCCTGTGCGTCAACTATTTAAAAACAAAAGATATTGATAAGTCTATTATCTATGCAAACACCTGTGCTACTCAAGTAGTTCAATTAAAAGGAGTAAACACTATAAATGAAATTTGAAGAATACTACAAACATTATTTATTGCTGCACCAGAATGAATGGAACCGTAGGTTGCATGTACTGGGACAGTTAGCTACCATCGCAACAATGGTTTATATTCTGCAGACATCTAGCTGGGTCTTGATACCCTTAATTCCTTTTGTCATTTATCCGTTTGCCTGGTCCGGACATTTCTTCTTCGAGAAGAACAAGCCCGCGGCATTTACGAAACCTTTATGGGCAAAGGCTTGCGACTGGATAATGTTAAAAGATATAATAATTGGGAGAGTGAAAATATAATGAAAATATTAATTACCGGCGGCGCGGGCTATATCGGAAGTGAATTAATTGACTTCCTAATTAGGGACCATGAAATATATGTAGTGGACAGTCTTTTATACGACAACAAATCGCTCCTTAGATACATCAGTCACCCGAACTTTAATTTTGAAAAGGCAGATGTCAGGGATGAAAAAGTCCTAGAGAAATACTTAAAGTTTTGTGATGTTGTTGTGCCCCTGGCAGCCCTTGTAGGTTTCCCGTTGTGTGACCAAAGACCGCAGGAGGCTATAGATGTAAATTATATGTCAAATGACTGGATCTGTAAGAACAAATCGAAAGATCAAATGGTCATATACCCTTGTACAAACTCTGGATACGGCAACGGAGAAAAAGGGAAAATAATAACAGAATTAGACCCGCTAAATCCAATATCCTTGTATGGGAAAACTAAAGTAGACGCAGAAACTAGGTTTAGGGAGACAGAGAATTGTACTACATTCAGACTAGCGACAGTGTTTGGTCCATCAACTCGTGTTCGTACGGACCTGTTGGTAAACAACTTTGTACTGAGAGCTATTAGAGACCGGGTTATAGTGTTATACGAGTGTGAGTTTATGAGAAATTACGTGCATATTTGGGATGTCTGTAGGGTCTTCACTCGGTCGATAGATGATTGGTCTACTTATAGAAATGAAACGTTCAACTTAGGAAATGACGAAGTTAATATGAATAAGCTACAGTTGGCAAAGACCATAAAAAAACATACACCACTAGAGATAATAAAAGCAGAATTTACAACTGATCCAGACAAGAGAGATTATACAGTCAGCAGCCAAAAATTATACAATACGGGATTTGCATGCAAGTATAACCTAGATGATGGTATAAAACAGATGATAAAAGTATACAACTTGATAGATGAGCCGTGGAATGCAAACTACTAACGTCTGGGTGAATGGATGCTTCGATATCCTTCACATAGGTCATATAAGGCTTTTACAATACGCTAGGTCTCTTGGTGACAAGCTCGTAGTGGGTATTGACACCGATGAGAGGGTAAGAGCCTCAAAGGGCGATACAAGGCCATTCAACAACGTTCAGGATAGAAAGTCTTTTTTGGAAGAACTATCTTCAGTAGACAGTGTGGTGACGTACTCCACGAACCGAGAGTTGGAAAAACTTCTAGTGGAAAACGATATATCCATGATGGTCATAGGGTCGGATTGGGAAAAAAAAACAGTAGTTGGAAAAAAACTAGTAAAAAAAGTTGTTTTTTTTGATAGAATAGGAGAACATTCAACTACTAGAATTTTAAACAATGAAATACATATTTGACATCGACGGCACTATATGCTCCCTAACAAACGGAGATTATGAAAAAGCTAGCCCTTTTCTGTCTCGAATAGAAAAGATTAACAAACTTTATGATGACGGAAACCATATAGTTTTCTTCACCGCAAGGGGAATGGGCAGAACAAATGACAACCAGGCGGAAGCGGTTAACATGTTCTATGACTTAACTTTGACCCAACTAACAAAGTGGGGCTTAAAATTCCACAGATTAGTTTTGGGAAAACCCTCTGGTGATGTATATGTAGACGACAAAGGAGTTAAAGATAGTGAATTCTTTACCAATTAAATTTGTCCCAAAAGGTTGGGGGTTTGAAAAATGGATCGTAAACAACGAAGAATATTGCGGAAAACTTCTATACTTTGTAAAGGGCAGGAAATGTTCCTGGCACTACCATGAGCTAAAAGATGAAGTCTTCTACGTACAATCCGGAAAGATTAAAGTGAGGTACTCAGATAGCGAAGATATCGCCACCGCAAAGGAAGTTGTCCTATCGAGGGGAGAAAACTTCCATGTATACAGGGGATTGAAGCATCAAATGGAAGCTATAGAAGATACAGAATTGTTTGAATTTTCAACTCAACATTTTGACTCCGACTCACATAGAATCCAACGGGGAGATTGAGTTGAAAATTGTAGTGATAACAGGGTGCTTAGGGTTTATAGGCTCTCAGATAACAAGGGACTGCTTGAATCTGGGATATAAGGTTCTGGGAATAGATAAATGTACCTACGCGGCAAACAACGAACTGTTACCCGAATTCCTAGAGGACAAAAATTTTACTTTTAAAAGAGAAGATATTTGTGAAATAGATTCGATACCTGACTGTGATTACATAATCAATACCGCCGCAGAAACACACGTAGGGAACAGTATCCAGGACAGTAAAGAATTTACAAAGACAAATATACTTGGAATTCAAAACATTCTTGATTTGATAAGGAAAAAACCAAGTAATGTCTGTTCAAGGCCAGTGTTGCTTCATTTTAGTACAGATGAGGTGTATGGTGATATCGCATCGGGTAGCCACAAAGAAAACGACCTTATGAACCCTAGTAATCCATATTCGGCTTCGAAAGCAGCTGCCGACCTAATGATTACATCTTGGGCGCGAACATATGGAATAGAGTATGTGATACTAAGGCCCACAAATAATTACGGGAATTATCAATATCCAGAAAAATTAGTACCACTGGTTGTCAAATTATTGAAAAGAAATAAAAAAATAAGACTTCACGATGAAGGCACTCCCGTTAGAAATTGGCTACATGTAGAGGATACTTCAAACGCAGTTTTGGAAATTATGAAAAGCGGCGTGAAAAACGAAATATACAATATTTCTGGTGGATTCGAACAGGAAAACATATTAACAGTAAAGAAGATTATCAATGCGTTCGACAGTACAATGGATTGGAAAAATCACGTAAACTTAGATTTTAAAAGACCAGGTCAAGATGTTAGATATTCTCTAGACGACCAAAAGATAAGATCGATTGGTTGGTCACCAATCAAAAACTTTGATGAACAGATTTGTAAAATAGTTAATTTTTATAAACAAAATTTTAAATGGTAAAACAAAAGGAGCAATAAAATGAAGTTATCAAATCAAGCACTCGGGGCCCTAATGATGGCTCTACAGAAATCCCTCTTGGAGCAAACAGATATTGTTCCTATACTAAAGGGTTTTAATTTTCAGGTTGGAGAAAAGGAGCGCTTAGACGTACTGAATCCCCCTAGTTTTAAAATAGAAAAGGATGTTTTCGCGCCGGAAGTCCAGAACACTTCAGGTTCAGACTAGTGCCCCTGTATCACTACAAGTGCAAATCCTGTGCATTTTCTTTTGAAGTATGGCACTCTATGTCGTACGACGAACAGGCCTGCACGAAGTGTAAATCCGAAGAGGTATTCAGGGTCCCTTCCTTGGACGATACAAATACTAGTACTGCATTTTCTGCCTCGCGCACCGGAAAGGTTGTAGACGAGTATATAAGAGATGTAAAATCAGAAATAAAAAAAGAAAAAAAAGATTTAAGAACAAGGGAGTTATAATATGTGGTTTTGGTTATTTTGGGGAAGCTTTCTAGTGAACCTGTTTTCGTTTATATATATAAGATGGCTGCTTGAAGCTATGTCAGAAGCGAACGACAATATAAATAATATATCAGAGATGATTAAGGGATTCACGGGACATATCAGTACTATACATGAACTAGAGATGTTTTATGGCGATGAGACTTTAAAATCCCTTATGGAACATGCTAAAGAATTGTCTAAGAACTTAAACGAGATAGACTTAATACTAAATGAGGAAACAGAGCTTGCAGAAGAAGAGAAGAAAGAAGACTAAAAATAATTATTTCACGAAAGTCCACGAAGAGGCTATTGTGAAATACGCTCTTTCGCCAAGCCGGCAAGAGAAATCAACACTGTATATCAAGTTGATACAACCGGCTTTTGATGAGATGGTTAATAAGATTATTTTTACTTATAAATTCAACAACTTGCCAAATATAGATTATCTTAGGGATGACTGTAAAATTTGGCTAACAACAATATTGGACAAATATGATCCGAAGAAGGGTTCAAAGGCTTTTTCTTATTTCTCCGTAGTTACAAAAAACTGGTTCATACACAAGGTAAAGAAGAACTCTAAGCAACTAAGAAGAGAAGTCTCTTATGAAAACCTAGTACAATCAGGGGGTTCGGACTCGCTAGGGACTTCCTCCGGAGCCCCCGGATATCTAGACCAAAGAGAAGAGGCCGAATTTTGGCTCTGTCTTTTACAGCAGGTAGACAAATGGGACACCGGGAATCTTAAACCCAACGAAAAGGCAGTATTAGAGGCTGTGAAAGTGTTGTTACACAATATCGACGACATAGAAATTTTTAACAAAAAAGCCGTGTATCTTTATTTGAGAGAATTGACAGGTTTGAATACCAAACAGGTAGTAAACAATTTGAATAAACTAAGAGAAAAGTATAGACTTTTTAAAACAAAGTGGATTAAGTAATAAATTTTATTATTTTCTAATTATTTTATGGCAAAAAAACACAATGAACTAGAAAACTTTATAGAAAAAGCAACTAAAAACATAACAGACGACCGAGCAGCGACACAAACCCTGCTAATGAGTTTGATGAAATTTATGCAGTCAGGCGACGATCGTCATAGGGAGTTCGGTTTAATAGCCGCCAAATATTTAGAAACACTGCAGCGCTCAAATGAACAATTAGTCAAAATAGCTGCACTGGTTCAAAAGAAACAAACCGGAAATGAAAGAATAACTGAAGAAGATAAGCAAGAGCTGTTCGACCTGATAAACCTAAAGGAGCCAAACGATGAGTCAGAAACCGACTGATATACAAAACCAATCCCCGGCCACCTCAAAGCCATCTGGAGTATTACAAAACGATCCATCAGTTAGCCCAATACAACACTTGGCTAATTCAGTTAAGTGGATAAGAAAAAAGCATGCCTCCACATCAAAAACCTCCGCTCAATTTGGAGGAATAGTGTTGTCAGCTAGTGACATGAGCCTAGACAAGTTCTTGAAGAAATACCCAGCTGATAGTTCTTTCTATAAGAGTGTGATGCAAAAATCAGGTAAAGTACTTGAGCCAAAAAAAGATGCATCGATAGTGAAAGTGCACTGCTATATACCTGAAGTTTCAGGAATATTACCATTTCCAGATTATAAAACGTACCAAAAATACCTTGACTTGTACGCCGGCACCGGAGAACCAATCAAGCAAGAAGGTCAAAAGAATGATGAATTTGAAAAGGTTGAAAAAGAATACAGCGCCAAAAGGAAGAAGGATATGAAAGAAATCTATCCGGACCTTTATAAAGAATTTACGAAAATAATCATGCATCCCGTGTTCTACAAGTATTCTGAGTCAGGCGCCCCTCCTGGTATTTGGGAGTATGTAACAGTTTCTTACACTAAAGATTTTGATTCAATGCATACCGGTGTCCTTGAAGAATCTCATGGAGATTTTTATCGTGGATAAACAAAGAAACAAACATCATGTGGCGCCTACATCTAACGATGGCCGCGGCACTAAGCACTTGGAAGAGCCGGTACCGGCATATCCCCGCAGAAAAGGGGACCACATTATTCAACCCAAAGTTGATAATAACACGATGATTATAATGGGAAGAGATAGGAACACATTCGGACCAGATAGAAATGTTGTGCCCCACGGCTCAGAGGAAAATCCGGCCGCGGGCGTCCTACAAACTAGTCACGTGTCCGGCTTCTCTGACCATATGGGCGCCGGCGCAATTGATATTGTCGTTGGTCGAGGTGCACCTTTCGCGCTGAAGAAATCCATGCACGGTATCTATCCGCAGGGTTTGCCACCCTTATACAAGACCAGAAGGCCCCCAACGTTGAATGATAGGCTTACAGTGGGCTCTCACCCGGGCTTCATCATGGACGCTGCAAGAATTTACATATCTCAGATGTGTCAAGTTGACGACTATTTTGGGTTAAAGAAAGTGAAAGTTAACCTAGCTCACAACAAGGTGTCATCACCAATGAAAGAGGACAAGGGCCCGTGTAGCGCGATAATGCTCAAGGCAGATAAACTTAGATTGCATTCTCGAAGAGACATTTACATCGTCGCAGGTGGCGACGTAGATACCACACATGATTCGAATAACTATAAGATTAATGAATCCGGAAGGATTCACCTGGTGGTTAAGAACGGACAATCAGCCGATGTACGCCCAACAACTCCCGCAGTAAGGTATAACGAGCTGAAAATGTGCATAGATTCAATAGCTGAAGCATTCCAAGACACCTTAGAAATAATTAACAACGTTGTTCTGGAACAAAAACAAATGAACGAACGCTTTGCATCGTCGATATATGGAACCGCAACAGGCATGTCAACCCAAGATCCAATCGCCCAAGCTAGAAATATGATGCTTCAACTTTCGTTCATGACTCAGTTGACACAAATAAATTTAATGAAGATGGCAAATATTCCTTTTATTAGTCAGAACTATGTATCAGATGAAGGTGGAGCCTGTTTAGCAAGTAGACACGTTACATTGAACTAGGAAAAAAAAGAGGAAAACAGAAATGACCGGTCAGGCCCCACCATTTAAAATAGAGATAAATACCCCGGATGGAAGCATCTCATATACTCGCCGCATGTTCGGAGAAGTGGGTAAAGATATCCTTGCGATTAAGTTCGCCCTGGGCGTAATACAAGACACTACAGGACTAATACACAACACACCGGACGGCCAAGTACGAGACGTGACAATACCTTTAGATCACAACGGGTGGTTTGATTGTCTATCTGGTCGCCCTATTTCCGTAGAACAGGCTGCTACTTTTGATTCCAAAATGCAGCGCGCTCTGACTATGTATCAGTCACAGAATCAGTTTCTAATCTTATGTTACTTGTTTGAGAAGTATGGAGTTAAAAACCTATTAGATGCAACGAGTCAGGGATATTCCTCTATATTAGTAGAGAAACAAGAAGAGTATAGTAGGTCTATTTTACAACAGCTGGATGCTATGGAAGTGTTGTTCAATCAGGAGCTTGGAAATCTAGGAGAGGCCACTCTAGCTATAATGCACGGTTGGCTTCCACATACAACTATATCAAATACAGGTTATGTACATTCGAGTGCACACTTCTTCGCCACCGCGCGAGAGACTGTTGTGGACGTTTTACCGGAAGTATTAATAGAAGACTTTGATTCCGGGCGCTTAGGCCAGACGAAGGAAGACCTTCTTAATTCCGGTTTTGTGCAAGACTCCATAAAATATAACAACCTAGATGAACTAGGTGCATACTTGGAAATAGTGTCTAGTAATACACAGTGGCTCGATGGTAATTCTTCAATATTTCCATATGGCTCAATACGATACAACATTTTGAGAGAAAACATTAGTGTACTTTATAGTTTTTCAAAATCCACAATTGAGAATTATAATTCTAACCAGCTAGCTCAAAATATGCAAACACCGCAACAAGCTACCGATAACTTGCGGAGAGTTTTTTATCCCGACCCGTTTGTTGCAACAGAACCTTTCTATATAAGTCAAGACAAAACAGGGTATTATTTGGAAACCGAGTTCCTTCTTTCTGCCGAGGGTCCTTTGCCTTCATACGATGAAGAAGTAATTAAGGACATGGAAGATAAAGCGCTCGACGAAGTTGTAAAGAAGAATTCAAAAACAAACGTGTGGTACTTGCCAACTATGGATGAATTCGTAAGCACCACTTTGTTTGGCTCTGATGGTCCGAAGCCTCCGGAACACATAGGGTTTTACCCTATTGGAAGCTCAAAAGAACTTAAGAAAAACATAGAAAGATTTGTTCAAATAAAAAGAAAGATAACAGAAACCGAAGAACAAATGTCCTTGATAGGCAATTTTAATAGTTCTACTAACGAGACACTAAGACTCCAAGTACTTCAGCAAAAGATTGACGCTCTTGCCGAGGAATACGAAGAGGATATAACAGCTGAAGACAAGATAAATAGTTTTTGGGTGTTGTCCACTGAACCAGGCGCCGCTAGGGCTGCCCAAAGTGAAGAAGGTCCAACAGTTCAAACATGGAGAGACGTAGACGGCTGGGGCAATGAACCTCCGATGGTGAAGTTCATTGAGTTCAAGACCCCATCAATGCGTCCAGGACAACACTATAGGGCATTATTCGAACTGAGCACGCGCAAATTAGATCTTATAAAAGATGGCCTCGACATTCCAATAGCAACTCCAAATGCAGAGCCTGAAGAAGCTCAATCTGAATCAACACAAGATGACTGCGCACCTGGAGATATATCAGAAGCTATCAGGACGAAAGAAGAATACAGGGTTCACGCTAGAAAAAAGCGAAGAGAAATTGTTAGAAAACTGAGAGAGGAAGCCCAAAGGTCTGAAACTGCCCGGGCCTCCGTTGGCCAGTCTCCAACAATCGACCTAGGCAAGCAAGGCCCATTTGATTTAAACAGCGCGCTAAAGTCTATACTAGGCATGGATTTAAACGGAGCGTCAGACCACGAATACACTAGGATGGTTCTAAGTAAACTTGGAGACGTGGGAACCAATGTCTTTCAGAAGTTGGATTTGTTCGACACGGATGCCGAATATTTTAATAATATCGCGAACGATTCAAACAAAGAGCTAAAAAAGAAAGACGCCAACGGCCGGCCCCAATTTTCTGCTTTGCAAATAACTCTCGAAGAAATGACGGAAAGAATCAACATTATAGTAAAGGACTTGCAGGAGTCAGCAGAAATAATAAGTTCAGAAGGTATAGTCTTTAAAAAGGGAAGCAAGTTCAACGCAAAAGAAGAATCTGGGCTAATGAAAACTTTCCTAGCGGAATTTGTAGATGTCCTTCTTTTATCCGCCAAGGACTATTGGGGTCCAGCAGTGTCAACCTACATGGAGCAAAACCCGAGTAAAACTAATATTATAATTGGATTTGAGTATGTAGAGCCTAAAACCGGCACTAAAACATACATGGGCCCAAAGTACGGCAAAAAGATTGTGGAATGCGCTATATTTTTAGAAAATGATACGTCAATCGATGGAAAATGGTGGCCAACAGCCGGCGGAAAGAATATAGGAGATGTAACATCTGGAGCTTTTAACCTAGTAGAGACTCCATCTACAACACCAAACTGGGACCCAGCACCGGTGCAAGAGGCTTTTAAATCAAAGGCACTCTCAAGGCCGCGTACTGTTAATTATATAAGTAACATATTAGAAATGACAGGTTTGCTTACAGACCGCCCGGGCGAAATAATATCTGTTTTCGACGATGGCCGCGGCTCATGTAAAGATTTGGGATTTAATTTTGAAAAAAGACAAGCAGCTTCTTATGTTGCTACATTCACAACTGGTCTACAAGTAAAGACACCACCCGCTAGCTCTATAGGGCCAGCTTGGAGCAAGATAGGAAAGGATGAATTTGTCGACCCAGCAAACGAATACTGGGATACTTCTGCCAAGAATTGGGAAAGTTCTTTTAATGATACATTTGACGAAGAAGCAGCACTTAGAGCTATGGGTGACATGTGTACGATGGAAGATTTATATAAAGAGTTTTTTGATAAGCTCGATTTAGCTTCTTTGCTTTGCGACTGGCTGAAATGTATTCGATTGCCTGGCTTTGATATAAAACTTCCAAGTTTTTATTTACCTCCATTTCCAAGGATACCTGTCCTGGGCTGGTATGCTGCGGTGTGGCGGTTCTTACAAGACAATATAAAACAAATACTTATTCGGATCGCATGCTCATTCGCAAGAGCCCTGATTGACAAGTTAGCAATTCCTTTTTGTGAGGAACAATTGAGAGACTTCGTTGCTGCCGGCTCTTTAACGGGCGATACAGCATTTGCACCAGCATTGGCAGCATCTCTGGTTGACATAGGGATAGCACCAGAAAGAAAAGAATCAGCCAAGGTGTTCTTTGAGGATGTGGCAAATATAACCACGGGCCAAGAACTGTGTCGGCTATTGTCAGGTAAGCCATTAGATAACGCTAGTATGTTGATGGTACAAAGACTTTTAGAGAAGAACGGATTAGAAGGTGACCTGGTTAATGAGAGCGACATATTAAATTATTTTGACTTAATAGGCACATTGTTGCCTTATGGCATATGTGAAGAATTACAAAAGTCGACAACCCTTGCAACTCCAAAAAGCTGTGTAGAAATATCAGATTACTTGTCGGATATTAGAAACAGGCTTCAGACAGGCGACAGTACACTGTCAGACGAAGAAATAGACAAAGTGGTACAGATGGCCAAGGATGAGATGAACAAGAAGCAGGACGACCTAAGAGCACTCTCAGGTAACAACGTAGGGAACCTAATACCAGATGCATATAGGCCGGGAGACCCTAGCGCAATAGTATCGGATTATCCAGACTTCCTTAAGAAGGAGCTAGATAATACAATTAAGAATTGTTTTTCTGGAGCAAAGGATTCTTACGTGAGTGCACTCGATGCTTATGTGCCAGCAATGTCTTTGAATCTACCTACGGAGCCCGAAGCAGGCACTGATCAGTATTCTGACTCTCAGTCATTAAAATTCGAAGCATCACTGACCCAACTTGCAGCTTACGTTGCAAGTTTGGAGAATCAAACACCTGCTTTCAATCAATATACTCAACAAGTATTAGGACAAGGACCTGAAGAAATCACGCAAGACCGAGCCCAGGAATTAATAAACAAGGGTGGAGAACTTTATAAAAGAGCTAAAAAGCTCAAGGAACTTATAGAATTTCACAAACAATGCTTCGTTTCGTCCGGCCGACCTCAGGATGGCAGACGAAAAGCGCGCCCTGGCGCCGGAAAGTTGTATATTGATGGACCACCGCCGCCGGCGCAGGTGCCCGATGAGAACGGCCAAATCAGGTTGGTGGCAGAACAAGTTCACACCATCGGTTGGGGAACCGATGGAGAGGAGTTCACGCGAACTTACCGGCCGCTGGAAACCCTTGTTCCTGGGTCTGAATACGAAGACTTTCTCAGCGAGCGCGGATTCGCATGGGAATTCCACGGCCTTTCATATGTTCTTTTCCACGTCATCACGGGCGCCCTCCGCGGATATTGGCAACTACATCGTGATAATTCCAGCTTTGATTATACAAACTTGCCCACTGTACGACATGTGCCTGTTTTTATCCAACAACTAGAAGTAGCAGCCGGCCTCCGCGGCAACGCATTTATGGGCACAGATGAAGAATCTCCAAGCACTGCAGTGGTCCAATCTTTGAAATTTATAATTGATAATTATCGAGACGAAATGATTACCGCGGCACAAGAAGCGGATGACGAGTACCAGCGTCGACGCAACTCTGGCGACCCTGATTCATTAGGACAGGAGGAGGAGCCAGCTTGGTTGACAAAGCTTTTTGAATTGATTTTGGATTCTGGCCGATTTCAACCTGATTTATCATCAGAAGACCAAGAACGATATCAAACTGACGGACTCCCTTATCTATCATTTCAAGGATACTATGATGAACACAAAGACAATATCTGGCAAAAAGACCCATTTCAGTTTAGCAACGAGGAGGACCTAGATTATTCTACGTTAACACTAGAAAAACAATACCAATACGCTGAACTGTTCAGGGAATACAGAATCACAAATCTTGACGAACTTCTAGAGGATATTGATTCTCTTATTCGTGAATTTGAAATAAAGAACAATGAAACCGGTGACTGGGATCCTATTCCTCGGCTCGGCGTTAATAATCCATATTCTCCAAATTCAGTCACGGAACAAGAGTTTATTGATTATTTTATAGCTCCGGAGAAGGAATCTGGAGTACCTTACGATAGCGAAGTCCGTTCAGCAAAATTCTTAGATTATATAATAAAAATATCAGACCCCACCAAGGATATTTTTTCCGGAGCATTAATGAAGCTAAACACACCGGTAGATGTTAACTGGTACAACGCAATGCTCTTATATACTCTGTTCGAAACAGAAGAAGTGCCGTTTAAAGAAGTAGAAGGCAAGACCCATCACGTCTTTGCAAAAAACAGAGTGACCCGGTCACCTAAGGATTTTGTTATGGCATGCCACCGTCCATCCGGAGGACCCCTAGACGCACTAGTGGACAGAGAGTTAACCACTGTCTGGAGATTTAATGCCGAAGGCGCACCCAGGATGGAAGCACAAGGGGGCTCTTATAGAGGTGTATTGAACCAGCTCGAACGCGGCGCCGCTGGATACGAATTTTTCACAACCGGCGTTGAAAGTATTTCATATGAAGAATATTACGAGTCAATAACGGATCCGGACAGCAGAGGAGAATTTGTACTCTCAGCGATTCCACTAGAGAGATATACGGGAATGGTAGCACTCCGCGGCTTTTCTGATTCTGACTATCAGGTATTCCAGCAAATCGTTTCTGAGATATCATCTAGGTTTAGTGATGATGACTCACCTGTGGCCTGCGCTGAGATTAGAGAAGAATTTAAACATATTTATGAAGAGTTTTTGAGCTCACGTGATGGTAGTAATTCTGAGGATTATGAATGGAATATCTACCAAAGAAAGTCTCTTGAGACAAATGACAGCACTGAGGGTACGCCATACCATATAACCAGCAGCCTTGCAGCCGCTGCCAAAGCTATGGAGCGCCACTTTTCACTTGATATTAATCTATCCCGCGATTACGAAATTCGAGACACCGCGCTAACCCATTTTCCGCAATCCGCGCGCTTTAGACTTTTGTACAGTCAAGCATTGGCGGAGATAGAATATTTCCGGCCTTACATGCCCAGCGTTGGAGATGGAGGCCCCAGATCTGGAGGATTCAAATTGAACCCATGGCTCGCGGCTAGCTTGGATAATCCACTGGTACCGGAAAGTCTTAGATTAAAAAGTACGTTGGAAGTTTTCGAAACAATCCAACATGCAATAACAAACTCTATTGATAACCGCGGTTCTTATGTTCGCGAAGGAAGAAAGGAAAGGATTCTCAGTGCAGTAACAGATGCCGAGGGAATTCATCACTTTGAAAGTGTCGCAACAATTTTAGACCAAAGAGGGCCCAACCACCCGGGCCTACTTAAATTGATTAACGAGAGATTAACGGGACTGACAGATACAATAATCGAAACGTTTAGAAATCGTCCATCAATAGTTACCCCAAAACATCTTTTAATGTTGGATAAAGTAATGAACAACACTGAGATACTTAAATCAAGCGGTACCGCTATAACAGAATTATCTCTGCAACTTGGTTTATATCATCCCAAGATAGAGTATATCGAATACCCTTCGAAGACAGGGCTGGAAAGGTATGATATAACAATTTCTAGTGATTTTCACTTGGGACAGCCAAATGATACAAAACCTAAAACTTTTAAGTTTTGTGAACCCCTGCCTTTATCAATGACACGCCATAACCGCCCCGACCCCGGCCACTTGCCGGTAGGTCAAAATGAAGAGAAATATTACTCAAAGAGAGAATCATTCATGAGGCTAGCTATTCAGAGTATTCAGGGAGGTTTAGGTTACCGAGCACCCCGGGGCACTGACAATCTGAAAAAGAAACTATACGAAGATTTGTTCTTAGAAAAGCAACAAAACATCATGAGCAGCTTGTTGGATGAAATAAGAGATTCAAGGCTTTTTGATAAAGATTATGCAGAAGAGTTGGACAGAAGAATCTCCGCAAAACCATCATACAATGAATCAACGGGATGTGTAACTAACAGATACGGACTAGTCGAAGCATCTTCTCTATCTTTCGACAAGGTCATTCTAGAGGAGACTCATGCGGAAATAATGAAAGAAACCGCTAAGCCAGAGAACTCAACTGTAAACCGAGATTTTGATGATCCTGGACCAATTGATATCGCCATGCAATCAATCAGCCTCAAAGCCTTCGTCAGAGTCTGTATACTTGACACCATGCTGAAAGGTGGATTGGCTTATTCTGTTTGGGATATTGAGCCAATTATTTCTGACCCACTGTTTATTGAATATGTAATAGAACATGTGAAGGGTGAACTAGAAAGTTCTAGCTTCCTTCGCTCCAAGTGGAGAAGAATAGTAGAGAAAACGGTAGGTATAACCAACCCAAACAGTGCTCTAAGACGCTTAATAGAGCAGGAGATAATAAAATTTCCAGACTTCTCAAAACAAGCTTTCAATTTTGACCGACGCGACGTGGACTTTTATGATTGGTATACTGAAGAAAAGATTGGAGGAGTCCAAGAATTAACCTCAGATATTGAGTTTTTTCAGTATAGGAGGGAACTAGAAGATAACAACTCTACGGCATTACCATTTGTCTCTCCTCAAGATTCACACTTCTTCTTGGAAGATTATGTAAGGATATCAGGAGAAATATTAGACCCGGACCTCTTAAGCGAACTAGAAGACGCTCGTAGAGGACTCGAAACCGAGCACCCCGACTTCAGTAGAGCTTACTTCGCAATAGAAAATCCAGAAGAAAAGGAAATAGTTTTTCCCACTTGGGCCTTCGACTCTTTGATAAAAGTTCTGTCTGGCCATGTAGAGACAGTAAGGTATAGAAATATAATAGAACAGTCCGAATTTCATCACGGCATCCGCCTAATTTCAAAGTTTTATGATGAGGACCTTGTTGAGTATTTAAAAAATAACTACCAAGAAGATATTCACGAAAATTCCAGAATACAGAAGTCCTTCTTGGTTGCGGAGCAGAATGAAGCAGGCCCCCTAGGACTCACTAGGTCGGCAGACTACAGCGCCGCCGCAAGTTTTAGAGAAATTGTTCATTTGCCTTTAGTGTCTGAGGAACGAGTGCTTGATTTGGAAACATGTGAATCCATTTTTTCGGGCAGGACAGGTACAGGTGTGATTCACCACAGGAAATATATGGTGTCCCGACTTAAAGCGAGAGAGGAATACAGGCATGTGTTCGACCACATATTTCCGATAAGGAGGTACATGACAATTAATTCTATTTTTGCAACCGCGGTCTTGTCGGGATATAACGGGTTACCAACTCTCTTCTCCCCAACAAAGGCCGCCATCGCCTTTTTAGGCATGGTGGCGTCAACTCCAATGTCTCAGAGGGACCAGTTGATACCCTTATCTGCTGCTGACTTCCGTAATATTATGAAGAACAACTGGCCAACGCACCCAGAATCTGCAGACTGTTTTGATTTTCCTTTGCCTAGCGCAGAGTTCTTTATAAAATTCATAAAGGATCTTTGGAAACTAATAACGGAACTTCCTTCAATATTGTTCCGCGGCGTGGCAAACGTAATTGACCCCGCATATAAAGAGATGCGACAACATTATCTAAATTGTGATATTAAAAATTTAAGTTGGGAAGGTTTAAGTGTAGAAACTTTAGAAGATAGCCTCGTGAATGGTTTATATCTTCCCGGTGGCCCCGACGCGCCACGGGGCAAAAACAATGGTAAGTATGCCCCGATAGTTCACACCGGCGCCATTGATATGCTTGGTTCATTAGCACATCTCCTTGCATGGAATCCGAAACCTCTAGGTATAACTTTAGCGAAGACGATTTCTTACGCGTTTTCTGGAAACCTACCCATGCTGGATTTAAGTATGGCCTTTGCAATCCCGTGCCTTGATGTTTCGGAGGCTTGGGCACCTAAGCCAGAAGGAAAATATGATATAGGTCAATTTGGTAGATATGGCCACCCATTATCACCGTTTACTGTGTTGGCTTTGAGCACCCCTCAATTAGAATCAGATAAGAACTTGAAGAGACCTAATTGTTCTAAGATTAAACCAGCTGAGTACACAGAATGCGACGAAGAATAATTAATATGTACTATTTAGAGAGTAAAAGGAGTGTTGGATATGTCAATATTAAATGATATTGTTTCAAGGAACGCAAAGCGAAATATAAAAAACCAACAACAACCACACTTTCCGCTTGAGTATGATGTAGCCTATGGACCATACCGACCCATAACTTCTATAGAGGAATCTTACAAGAAAAATTTTATAAATTTATTGATGACTAGCCCTGGGGAATGGCCAATGAGCCCAGAGATTGGCGTGGGCCTAAAGCATTATATTTTTGAGTACCCAAACTCTGAAAAATTACAGTCTTTGGGTCCAAACATTCAAGAGCAGTTGCGCCGCCATCTACCTCAGGTTAAATTGGTTGATATTTCTTTCAACTATACAGACGAAGATATCGATAGCAATCGAGTAAAAATTACAATGGCCTATACAGTTCTTGGCTCAATTGGCTTCACAACGGTATTCGAGAAAGCTATGGACGGATTCAGAGCCAAAGATCTTGACGCGACTAGATTTCAAGGAATAGATATACTAAACCGAAGAGAGTCTTTGGTTAGTGACACAACAATGCTTTAAATAAAAAGACACGGAGATATACAGATGCCAAATAATGACAGAGGATTACCAAACACAGAATACACAAGTGTTACGTTTGATGAGATAAAGCAAAAAATATTAAACAGAGCAGAAACATACTATCCGGATACCTATAGGGATTTTAGCAAAACTAGTTTTGGTTCTCTGATGTTCGACTTGGTAGCTATGGTTGGTGAGCAGTTGAACTTTTATGCTCAATTTGTAGCTAACGAAGGTTTCGTTGAGTTCGCACGGACTGGCATGGGTCTCACGGCTGGAGCCAGAAGAGCAGGCGTATTTTTGGGAGAAACACCACCGCAAGGCACGGTTGTGCTGCGCCTCCCGATGGTGGTGTCAGAAGACCAAGTATCTCCAGATTTAAATGGTGGATATACGTTAATGAAAGGTTCAATAATGGCTAGCGAGTCCGGCCAGCAGGTAGAGTTAGCAGAAGATATTATAATTAATCCATTAACAGATAAACACGTGACAACCAGCTACAGTACAGACGGGACGCGCTCATTAGTATATTATGTAGAGAAACGAGCTAACTGCATTGCAGGTGAAATAAAGAAGTTTGTAGTAGAAGTTGGCCAGTATAACCACTTTTTGCAAGTGGAAGTCCCAGACATGTCCTGTACAGAGATACTGGATGTAATTGATACAGAGGGCAATAGATATTATGAGGTGGGAAATCTTAGCCTCAACACAATAACTAAAGAAATAAGAGACAAGGACGCTGATTCGGGAGAGTTAGTGGAAAGGATGATAGACTTGCCAGTCCCTCGCCGGTTTCGTTTCTTTGAGGAAGGCTCCAGAAAACTTCTTGAATTTGGGTATGGCTCGGAAGATACATTAAAGATAAAGAACCAACCAGCACATTCCCCAGATTTCTTCCTTCAAAGACACAGTAGGAAACACGTCTCTGATAGAGTTATGGTCCCTGGAAAATATTTAAAATCAGATAAGTACGGAGTGGGCCCCCAGAACACCACGTTGACAATAACATATCGCTCAAATAGCAGTGATAACTCTAATATCGCAATCGGCGCCGTCACAAAGATCATAACACCAGAGATGGTTTTTGACAACGAAATAGATTTCGGACAGCCTAACATGGACTTCGTTAGAAACAATTTGTCGTGCACGAATGATGAACCTTTCAACGGACTAGTCCGCTTTCAATCAACAAAAGAAATCGCGGTGACATGTCAGGCTGCAATCGGTGCCCAAGGGCGCGCCGTCACAGCTAGAGACATAACTGGTATGAGTTATGCTATGCCGCCAAAGTTTGGAAAAATAAGAAAAGCGGCCGTGCATCGAGACTCGAACGGACTAAGAAGAAACTTGAATTTATATTGCATATCGGAAGACGAGGAAGGAAACCTTCAAACGGCCAGCTCTTTGTTGAAGAAAAACTTAAAAAAATGGATAGGTTCTGTCAAGATGGTGTCCGACACTATAGATATTTACGACGCGTCAATTTTAAATCTAGGCTTGCACTTGGATATAACCCTCGCGGATAAAGAGGACCTGAACACTGCAATGCCTAGAATAAGAGAATTCTTATTTGAAGAAATAAGTTTAACCACTCCGGAAATCGGCCAAGCATTTTCGATTGGCGAAATTGAGAGGATATTAAATCTCATGCCAATGATAAGTAGAGTGAACAAAGTACAAGTGAAGGTAAAAAGTGGGACAGGCTTTTCTGACACGCGCTATGACATCTCTCCTAACGTTGCACCTGATGGTTCTATGGTCTATATGCCAGAAGATTTCATATGGGAAATAAAAAAACAATCAGATATTACAGGGGTCATTAAATAATGCCAATAAAAAAATTTATAGCAACCAAAGACAACACAATTACCAACGCGTATAAAGAAAATCTGGTCTCATCCGGATCTCTTTCAAACATGGGAGCTTCAGATATCATGGAGCTTTTTTCCATATACGGACAAGCAACCACTTCCTCCTTAGAAAAGTCTAGAATGATAATGCAGTTTCCAATTGGAGAGATAACGTCAGCGCGCGCCGATGGATTAATACCTGCTGCAGCCTCTGTGGATTTTAAGCTTAAGTTACATAATGCGACCCATGGAGAAACATTACCGAAGAACTTTAAGATATGCGTGAACCCCCTGACGCGCGCTTGGAACGAGGGCGTGGGTTTGGACATGGAGCTCTACTCAGACGCAGATGCAAGCAACTGGGTGTCTGCCAGTCATGGAATATCTTGGACGTCACCTGGAGGAGATTACAGCCCAAATTTAATATACGAAAAAACAGCCCACTTCAGCGGAGGATATGAAGACTTAAGTGTGGATATTACAAACATCGTAGAAGCATGGGTGGCAGGAACCATATCAGATTATGGATTAATGCTGAGAATGTCCGGAGCATTTGAAGACGGAAGTCTTGAGAGGTCTTACTATACGAAAAGGTTCTTTGCGCGCGGAACGGAATTTTTCTTCAAGAGGCCAACAATTGAAGCCCAATTTGAAGATTCTATTCTTGACGACAGAGGCAACATTTTTAAATCTAGCAGCATGGCACCCGCATCCGACAATTTAAATAATATATATTTATATAACAGGCACAGAGGCTCATTGTCAGACATTCCGGACACCGGCTCTGTACTGGTTGTACAAATGTACTCGTCTTCGTTAGGAGACGCCGCAGGCGCATCACCTGAGACACTATCTATCGCCGGCGGAGTTGTGGCAGCAGACCCTACTTTCGTAACAGCGAGCAGAGTAAACACAGGTACGTATAAAGCACAATTTGCATACACCGGAGCTAAGACCTCGCTATTTGACATCTGGTCGACCTCATCATCTGGCCTAAAGACGCCAATGTTTACAGGTTCAGGCTTCACGGTGTACCAAGATGTTTTATCTACCTCATACGAAAAGTCAGAGTACGTAGCAAGCGTGGTAAATATGAAAGATTCATACAAAACTTCAGAAAGAGAGACGTTCAGATTATATACCAGGGATAGAAATTGGAAACCGAATGTATATACTGTGGCCTCAACCAACGCTCCTGTGAACAATATCCGCGAAGCTTATTATAAGATAAGCAGAGTGGTGGACGACTATGTGGTAATACCATATTCCACGGGCAGCGCCTTAGGCAAGTCGTTTTCTAGGATGTCATACGACATTAGCGGCTCTTTTTTTGAATTAGATATGTCAATTTTAGAATCAAACTATTTATATGAGATGAGCTTTTTGCACAAAGATAATGATAAGTTCAAAGAATTAGAAGAAAAGTTTAGATTTAGAGTGGATTAATGACAGATAACAGTAACAAACCTCAGAAATTAAAAGTAAGCAAAAGAAAACAAGAGTTCTTGGAGCAGACTAGAGTACATTCAGTTAATGAAGCCGGCGGAGTTGTATCTAAAGATCTAGACTCGGACTCTTTAGCTAAAGTTTACGATAAATTTTCAAAAACGTATCGACCCTCTGTAAAAATAAAAAGACCAGATCAGTTTGCTTTTTTTGGCAGTGCGCAGCAATACTATCATGATGCATCTCATAACATTATCAATTATTACCCGTTCGATGGAACAAGAGAAGAAGTAATCGAATGGCACCGCTCGGGCTCCGTCGTAGATTTGTCTTTATATAAGCAATTTTGGCCAAACAGTGTGGGCAACTTCGAGGGCAACTACAGCCAATATGTGCAATTCTATTCGGGCCCTAACAAGATTCCAGAAGCAGAGTTTGTAGGAAAGGCTACCCACAAACAAACTGGTTTGCGCATTGACCCGGTCAAGGGGAACACTATAGAGTTTTGGATGAAGAAAGATGGCTTCAATAAGGACTTAAATCCAGTCGAGACGATATTCGACATTGGTTCCTACCCTGGGAAACTTTCAACTACCACTTCTGCACAAATAAAAATGTATCTTTCGGCTTCTTCTGGTAGTCCGTTTCGACTAACTTATGACGTGGGCTCCTCTGGTTCTGCAAATCTGCGCATCGGTTCGTCAACACTAACAACGTCATCGGTCGGAGATTCAAAGTGGCACCACTACGCTTTCAAAATATGGCACAGTGATTCAACCCTCTACATCAAAACGTACGTGGACGGCCAAGTTGACTCCTCTCAGACTGTTTCTGCAGGTCCAATGCCAGTTGTAGATAGTTATATGGGCGGTACCATCGCCGCAGCCCACGGCTCTGCGAGTGGAGACTTCTCGGGCTCTATTGACAATTTTAGATTCTGGAAGGGTTCCAGATCATCAAAGCAAATAACAAGATTCTTCGATAAGAAAATTTATGCAAGTGACCACTCAAACATAGAATATGATAACAGATTAGGACTAAGTTACAGATTTAACAAAGCTCCGGTCGGTGTCCCCACCGCGGATAGCTTAGTCATAGACCACTCTGGCAATGATGTAGTGGGTAGAATAAAGAATTATACCACTACCTCTCGCGTCCCAACATCGGCAATAACTTTGTCAGAATACTCCCAAAACACCGAACCTGGAGACCCTATATTGGATTATGCGCACACCGACGTGCAGACCCTGACCAAGGAGCTGAAGAGTCTAGGTGAAACTCACGACAGTGAAAACCAAAGCATGCTGCGTAGGTTTGTACCCGAATGGGCCCGCGAGGGAATGCAGGAGTCTTCAACTGCGACTGAGTTTGAAGTTTTGCTGCATTTGATGTCGAGCGAGTTTGATGAAATAAAAATATTCCTAGACTCAACAAGGACAGACCTAATACCGAACTATCAAGAAACAAATCAGATTATAACCACCGAAGACATAAACAGTACGGGCTCAATAAATTACAGTAACAATATTTTCATAGGGTGCACCGACACTGACATCGATAACGCAGTCACAAACGGATTTAAAGCAGGTCGCTCTGAGCAAGCCGCAACAAACATTGGCCTCATATATGCTTCGTTTTTTCAAAAAGCGGATAACATAACAGATTCAGTAGAGGCTATAACAGAAAACCTTAGACACACAGAAACCATGACTGAGGTCCGACAGGCTTTTGCCCAAAGGTGTGCAGTAGAAGCGGATAACCTAATGAAGAGGAAAGGTACATATTCGTCAATAAAAAGTGTATATTCCATATCGGGAATAGATAGTACTGATTTGACAGACATGTTTTTGCGCCCGAACTCCGAAATATATTTAAACAAAGAAAAAGAAGAAGAATATATTTCAAGAATAAATTCTTTGAATTTTGTGCACAACACAGAAGCTACACTTTTCATGTCTTCATCTCTTTCGGACGAGTCAACTTTTATTCCTAATGACTCAGGCTCGACAAATACCGAGTACACGTTTGAAGGCTCCTTCTTATTTCCTGCCTTAGAAGTTTCAGAATTCCAGAGTACTAAATGTTCACTGTTTGGAATAAGAGAAGTATCTGAAACGAAAAATGACACTACCGTAACAACGCCAGACAGAGCGAATATAACTGTATTTTCAGAAAAAAAGTCACTGGATTCGGAAAAATCTAGATTTGTTTTGGAGTCAAATTCTTCGCTTGTTACGTCCTCGATTAGTAGCCCCTATATCAATAAAGTATACGACAACTCCAGATGGAACATAGGGGTTAGGGTTGTGAAATCTACTAGTGAGCCATTCATAGATTTAGGCGAAGAATCATACCAATTAGTTTTCTCTGGGTACAACTATTTACTTGACACTTTGGTGAACTCTTTTTCGATTACCTCGCCCATAAGTAAGACGAAATATGAACAATTTAACGAGTCGAACAAAACCGTCTTTCTCGGAGCAAATAGAACAAATGTAACCGGCGCAGTTCTCAACAAATCTGACGCGGGAATACTCAACTTTAGCGCTTGGAACAGCTCGCTCACAAGTGAAGAACTGCAGCAGCGCTCCAAAAATCCCCTAACTTATGGTACGAATCGGCCTCATTACGATAGCGATAAGTCAGGAAACCACTGTCACTCTTCTATCATTTTTAGAACCCAGTTCGCTGCAGTCGACCCGCCTATAGACGCGACTCCTTTTCTAGTTCTGGATGAAACATCTGGGTCGGCAGACCGTATTTCATCCGATGGTGCCACCTCTGGCCAAAAGTACAATTTTAAGTCAATGGGGTTCACTGCTAAGTTTCCTAAGATAGTTCAAGAAGAGCATATTCCAATAGTTCGAACCACTCCAGTGGCTAGTTTCAAGGGCGTTGACGAAATAGAGATAAAAAACGCCGCCCACGAAAAGTTAAACCTAGCTTCTCGTTCTGAGGCGCGGATTTTCTCCTTCGAAAAGAGTGTCTATCAAGCAATCTCACGAGATATGTATGATTTCTTAGCGGGCGCGAAAGCGTACAACAACATAATAGGCGAACCGGTAAATAAATACAGAAGAGAATACAAACTCCTGAATCACCTGAGAGAGGACTATTTTTCTAGTGTTTTGAACGATGTTGATTTCGAGAGGTACGTCAGCTATTATAGATGGATGGATTCTGCAATAGGTGTTTTGTTAGAACAGATGATTCCTGCATCTTCTTTTTCGAATGTTGGGATAGAAAACGTTGTAGAATCACATGCCCTGGAAAGAAACAAATACGACCACAAATACAACAGACTAGAAAGAAAAGAACCTAATCTTGAGGCACGCCTTCTATCGATTAACGAATTACTATATGACTGGGAGCATGGACATTATTCATCAGACGAGGATAAAAACTGTTTGTGGCAAAGCGACCGAAAAGAACAAAGCGCTGAGAGGGACCCTCTTCAAAAGGTATTAACAACCAAAGTCACCGGCTCGACATATGTTCTGAGGAATTTGACCAAGCCGTACAAACACGCTGTCGATAGACAGGATTTTATAGTCTTAGGTCACAACAGAAAGGCAAACAAGATAGAAGATCTGTATAAGATAATAAACACAGGAAAAGAGATAACTGTAAAGTCGGATGATATTTACGAGTTTCGAAAGTGCGACGATGTTATAAACCCTCAAAAGGAAAAGATTTATGTAGCAAAAATAAATACTTCAGATGTGGATAATTATTTAGACGGAGACGCTGATTTGATGTTGCCGTTTACCTTTTATAGTTCATCCGCAGGATACGACGTTAGCAACTTCAAACATAACCTGAAAATAACAAACAATTTAGAAATCCCAACATCGATTCAAAGTATTCTGCCGAGAAACCTTGCAGGCGGCATGCCACATCGAAACGTGGCTGTTGGGATAACCTCTTCAAGTGAGCGACCAGAGGCGTATTTTATATCGGCAACCCCCACGTTATTGACGATTAAACAGTCACCCGGTCCCAAATCTATGTTTCACAAAGGTCTCCCGGGTAGCAAGCTGTATCACATGGGTAATGTAAAAACTACAATTAGCCCGCTAGTTATTGGCAATTATAAAAAAGATTATGAAATAGTCATGACCAACGGAAGGACTCTCAATAATAATCATTTAGTTGAAAATGAAGGCGCCGGATTGACCGGCGCTCTGAACAAATCGGAGTACATTTCTGGTTCAACAAACTTCAAAGTACCAACCAGAACAAAAAGGGAGCACGTAATAGTCAACAGATTTTCCGCTCCAGGTTCTCCTGAATCAAGTGCACCATTTGGTATGGATAGGGAGGCCGAAGAATATTCTATATATGACACTATAAATTATCGAAATTCCCTTGTTCGTAATGTATATAATATTCTGTCCACCGAACGAGCTGAGAAATTTGGGTTTAGATCAGGGTCGTCAGCCCAGTTGTCAATACACAAAACAAATAGAAATTTGAGAAGGTTTACAGGTTCAATTCACACCACTGTATCTTCGGATAACTACTTTGTACAACACCAAATACCTCATCATGATTTTGGATATTCGTGGATTACGGCATCCGCAAATGAAAGCGTATATGAGTTCCTAAATAAAAACGGAAATATAGAATTTCAGCATAACTTTGATATATCTGGAAGTGTAAAATCTAGCCAAACAATAAGCTTTTTAAGTGCCAGCGACCTGGGCACTAGCAATACTTTTAACGTAGCTGGTATCATGCCCCCAAAGGATACCATTAGCGGCGCGCCAGCCAGCACCCTACCCGGTTGGCATGGTGTAGACTTTGTAGGAACAAATTATTTAATTTTTGAACCAGTCACTTCTTCTTCAAATCATCTAGGATATCCTAAGCTTCAAGGAGATTTCTACCCTTTTTATTACAACCCGTCTTACACTCCAATTGGCTCTGCCCATGGAAAGAGGGCCAAGGGCACATATATCTTGAACGCGCTAATAAATAACCGTCAAGGGCCTTATGGTTGGCCAACTTGGAAGCAAATAAGGGGTGGGAACCACCCAATCATCATGCACCATAGAAAAGAAAACACCATGTCTGCTGTGTTTAGAGGAGACTCTCCATTCCCGTCAGTGTATCCAGGTGTGGAGTTTGATTATTCGAGAACGGTAGTAGACAATAACACAAAAACGAAACCTCGAATAGTAAAGAACTACAAAGAAATCATGGCAACCTGCAAGTTCAACCCTATAACGGTAAGTATGCACACTTACAATACGGAAGGCGGCATAGAGTTCCTATCCGACGGCCCTTTGCCTAGACATTTGTCACAAAGAAGCCTCGCAGCTATGTGGTTTAACGATGAATTTGCGCATGAATTCATAATAAAACTGCAAGGTAAAATGAACACGATATTGTTGCCGAGTCTTTCTATGAGGGCTCCGGCCCAAAACATTGTAACTGGTTTTGCAAATCAAGAAATGGCAGATGATATTAGATTTAAAGAGAAACCGTTTCTTGAGTGTGGAAACCTTCAAATCATAAACGATTTTATTAGGGAAAACGATCGAAACCCAAACGCGACATACTTAGAAATCAATTATATTGAAACAGTGTATCCGAGAGAAATAAATACATTCACAAAGCACGCAAGAACCAGAGAGTTATTCGACTTTTTTGGTTGGAAGTCAAAATCATCAGAAAGAAATCTGATTCTCACAGGAAACATGAATTATGGAAATTTTGTATTCACAGATGCTCAGAGAAAGTATTTTTTAAAGCCCACTACTGTATCTTCTGAACGTGAATTCATGAACAGTTATTACGATTCGTATGAGCATATAGACCTCAACACAACAGGGACAGCTGCATCCGTAGAATCTTCACGTTTTGTCACATCTAGTAAGTGGGTACTTGACTCAAGAAGCTCGTTCACGAGCAAACCAACAAACATAACCTCTTCTTATTTCGTAGACGGCTTCTCTTTTATGTCAACTAGAGAGCAGGGCACGAAGGGTGAAGGTATTTTACAAAACGACTACAGTATTTTCCCCTTAGGTATTAATACTTTACGCGGAGCACCCCCGTTCGCACCTGTTTATAACAGAAGAATACCACAAGAGTCCGGAAATGATGTTTATTTATCCGGGGAGTCGAAATGGGACATAACATCCAGCGCGCCCTTGGGCCCTTTCTATAACAAATATGATGATTTTGCAGAGGAAGCAAGGCTAGTGGGCCAGGAATATTCCCTCTTGCCAGAGTTTAGAATCAGTCAATATATTGAAGACATATATGCATCTGGAAATTTCTCACGACACGACCCTCCAATCATAGGGGATGACTTTTTACAGTTAACAGGCGCTGTGTATCATAGCTCATCTGGAGAGATTTCAATCGGAAAGCAGTTTTTCAAGACGTATTCCAATTCTGATTTCATGAAATATTTTCAACCCTTCCGGGATAACCTGGACAATAACGATTTTGATATCTCATCTGGAAGAATCACTATGAGATGCTCCGCGGTAAAAAGACTACTGCCATACAGAGGATTTTACCCTGCCGAGCGCGCCGTGCAATTGACAGAGGTTTTTGACAGAGGTTATATGCCCACTGGCTCTTACGAGTTGGACTATATACAAAACTCAGCTCTCACTCAGCAGCAGTCCGAAGACTCGATACGTCTAAAAATAGAGAACGCCAAATCTCAAGTTTCAAAACCACTCTTTGCACCGGGTGTTTTATTTAATTCGATAAAAACGGGACTTGCAGTAGATTATCCAATATTCTCGTCAAGTGTGGACCAATACAAAAAGCACATGAAAGATTCGGGAAAGTACACGGGAAGCGTGAATTTTAGTTATTATGGAACATCAATCACTGATGACGAGACCTTTGATAATAGCAATTTAGTCGTTTATACGAATTCTGGAAAGACAGCTGGAAAAATATACTCGTTTCAAAACGATAATACAGGTTCATCCGGCGCCCTCATTGCCGGCGGCGCTAGCCCCACTATCTTGGTTGACGTCGACGACCGTTTAGCTTTAATTGATATCGTCTCACAATTGCAACATGCGATCGGTAGTGAAAACGGTCACAATGGAGAGATAACAAGTTCTTATAGTGAAAAAACTAAAATATTAACACTACAACAAACAAGGTTTGGTCCAACGACGGAGTTCTTAAGCGGTACCGGAACTGGTTTTATAAATAGGGTTACCTACGCCGGCTTCGGAGGTACAGGAAATTCAGTTTCAACCCCTGTTACAAGCTTTACCGACTTTTCCTTTGGAGAAACTACATGCTATACGGGCTCTCTAATTAATGACACTGTAGACACAGGAATCCCACGATTGACCGGGTCTGCAGAAAGAAGGATAGACTTCGACGATTTACTCCAGCCCGAAAGGCTTTTCGGTCAAACGATATACGAGAACGAGCCTCACCCAAGTGCATCCTTATTGTATGGAGACCGACAATTCCTAAGGGTAGTTGACCATGCACCCAAGTTTGGAAGTTTGGAGTCCACAAACACATCAGAAAACAATGCAACTAGTTTTACACAAAATTTTTCAACTCAGCGAGACTCTCTCCGAGCATACCGGTCCGCCGCGAACAACTTCACGTCAGAGACAGTAAAGTTCTTCTTAGAGGGGGAAAGGCTTCAAAGCATTATATCTGCACCAGCCAAGCCGAGACTTGAAGCGAGCACTGTGTATAAAATGAGAGTCTATGTTCACAACCGCGATACTATGATGTACGATCGTCACTCTGCCTTCGGCCCTCCAGTAGATGAAGGTGACGTAACCATGACGTCCCACGTTTTGACCAACGGCACACCCGCATCGGGAAGTATAAACCTATCTGATGATCGATTTGATGATTTTAGTTACTTGGGTAACAATGAACTCCTCGACGATATGCTTATTTTCTTTGAGGACTCATCAATGTCAAAAGCCGGCCACATCTATCATTTCGATACTACGGATAACGCGTCAAAACAAACCGGCGCCGCTTTTACTCTCTCTTCTCCATCTTGGGCTGTCGACGCCAAGGGGGTGTATGTGCAGGTCAAAGACATGTTCACGCGCACCGCGGTCGCAGCTGAACTGTTGCAAGCCATTACGGGGGCGACTGGCCACAACGGAGCAATAAGCGGATCATATAATAGCGGTACTGAATCTTTGGACTTGGTCAATTCCTCAGCCGGAACCCCAGATTATCCATATATTCTCGCGACCTGTACGGGTGGAGAATGTGGAACTAGGCTTATAGCAGTGCCTTTTGACGGCGGCATTGAAGCTGTCGACGAAGAATTTTTAACGACAACGACGACAACAACTGCTGATTCGCACGGATATCTGCCTTACGTTGCTCCATATTTGGACCCCAATACTGCTCCATATGCGGAAATAACATTTACTCCGACCACAACCAAGGAGTACACGATACCTGAGATAATTGATGACATGAGCGTAACTTATTATAATATGCCATCTCCAAGTAACCCAACCGCAAACAGTAATTACAAAGAGGCGATGGTGTTGTCCGCTAGCGTTGAGTTTGACAAAACCGTGCTTTTATATACTGACAATTTTGTACTTCCACCTGGCGGAGACTCCCAGCGAGTGCCCGTGCACGACGGCTCAAGTCTTCATCGGTGGGTGATTCGCCCAAAGTGGGAGACGCCGGTGTTGGATTTCGGCGACACAAAATCATCGGCCTTGAATCTGTCTAACAACCAAGAGTCGAAAGTGTCAAATTCACCATGGAAAAATAGATTCCAGACATCATATTATGAAATGACGAATCAATCTTCCACTCCGTACTTAACAGCTTCGACCGGTATGTGGCACCAGGACGGAAATTTGAGAACCGAGGCGCCTCACAAGGGTTATTTCTTAACCGTCGTTGGAGCACGAGAGGACCCGAAGAATTCCTTTGGCAACCTCGCTGCCGAAGTGGGATTTTTGGATACTGTCCAGAGTCCGAGTATGACGTATGGTACCGCGGAATCTCAGCCGTTCAAAGCCGTTAAATTAGGCCGAGTAGCTGAGACGAAGATTATAAGTGAGGCCGTCATCGCGATACCTTATTATTTAACAGACGATTGCGATATGAAGTTCTTCCCGATGAAAGAAGGTCTTTATGATTTCGCCCAACAAATAAACAAAAGAGAAAGAGAAGAGTATGTCCAAGCACTTCGCGGAGCCACCGGCGCCCGCGAAATTGAAAACATAAAAGAACAATATGAAAAGTTTCACGAATCAGTTGGCATGGAGACTGCTGACTGCGCGTCCTACCAGTTGAGAATGATGGACAAGTATATCTTGCCACCACAGTTTGACTTTGTTAGAAACAAGAGTGTAGATCCTCACGTGGCGTACATATTCCAGTTCAAGGCGGAACTGTCAGCAGACGACCTTTCTGATATTTGGCAAAATGTATACCCACGTAGCGGAAAAGGGATATCAGTAACTCAACACTCCAAGCCGACAAGAGACGACGTAACTACCGATGTGGAATATGTTACACACCTTCTAGCACCAGGCTCTGCACCGTTCTTGAAAGGCAAACATTCAGTATTTGATTCACCTGAAGATTTCCTGGAAAAAGATGTTAGGTGGTTAGTGTTTAAGATTAAGTACAGAGCGGAGTCTCATTACTCTAATGTTGTAAACGATTCGATATCAGAGATAGAGGAGAACGTTGTGGAATACTCAGGGGTCAGGAAATATGAGGACAAGATGGTGACCCACATACAGACAAGCGATACGGATAAGAAGATATTCTCGGATTATTCTTACAACTGGCCATATGATTATTTTTCGATGATAGAGATGGTAAAGCTAGAAAGTAAGGTTGACTTTTTGTCGCATGCCACTGGCCAGCCAGGGGGGGTTGCCGCGTCAAGCCCGGGCACTTCCGTTGACACGACACAGGAGATTACGATTGCAGATACAGGCGCCACCGCTGCCACGGCACTCTCAACAGCACTAGATAGTATAGTATCCAGACAAGAAATAAAGTCAGATACAGATTCGCTACCATCTAGTCCTAATAGATTTCCTGTAAGTGTACCTGAAGGCGCTACTATCAGGACGAATTCGGAAACAATCTACGTGAACGGAGTACTCCAAGCTCCAGGTTCTTCGGACGATTATGTCATGTCAGGGAACACGATTGTATTCAGTTACAATCTAGACTCGAATGATAAAGTACACGCATCTTATATAAAGGAATAATATTATGGCATTTTTTGACCAAAAACAAGAAGTAATTGAAGTGAAGCTAACACAATTTGGCAAAAATCTGCTAGCGCGCGGCAGTTTCAAGCCTGTATATTATCAGTTTTTTGACGATGATATATTGTATGACGCATCATGCGCAGGTTTTTCAGAGCACCAGAACGATACAGAGAAAAGGATTTTGAAAGAAACACCTAGATTAAAAACTTTGCACTTGACAATGCCAGTTCGTGAAAGGTACTCTTATGAAGAAGCCGCGATAGCCGCGCGAGAAAGAGAAAGATTTGAGAATATCAAAGATTCAGTGTTTCCGCACATACAAGAGAGAATATTGCTGTATCCTATGTCAAATCAGGACGTCGCGAAACAACAAACACCTAGGTTTAACATACTGAACATAGGCGCAGGTATAAAAAATGTCTCTTTTTCATCGTTAACTGGCTCTGGCATACAAAAAAAGTATCCTATTTTAGAGATGGAACCTGAGTATGTGGTTAAGGAGGATAGATCTAGTATCCTTCCCGCCGCGGCAAGAAGAAATCTCAATGGAGAGACTTTCGCCGACATAACATCGAGAGAGGTTACATTCTCTGACAACTCAAAGTTAATTGTAGAACACGACGACTTGATACTAGATATTCAAGAACTTAACTGCTTCACTGGCCTAGACAACTTCCATCTAAATATTTATGAAGTAATAGAGTCAGCAGGTGAAGATTTGTTAATAAAACTAGACACACCAGAGAAAGTTGGTAAGTATTTTGCGATAAAGACAGACGAAGATGTTGAAGAAGTTGAGCATAAAGATCCACAGTCACGTAATTATTATAAGAGAGGAGAAACTTAATGTCATACGGACAGGATATATTTCCTATAATAACAACAAAAAAGATACATGTATCGACGCAGGATAAGAAGATTAAAGTTGACTTCTGTCTGAATCTGCCGGACAGTCAACAATCTCGTGATTCCTTCGGGCCGATACAAGAATCTTTGTATTATTATTTTGCGATTTTAGATGACTCAAGCGCTAATCTTTTGCCAAACCTGAAGAATCCCAGCTCTAGAGAGGCTGCAGTCAAATCAATCATGAGAGGGGAGACAACTCAACACGGCCGCGCCCGCATGAGCTTAGGAGATGTGTTCGATAATAGCAGAACACTAGAATACACACAGACAGATTTATCAAATGATTACCAAAACGAAATAAGGGCATCAGTAGAGGTAAGTTACGAGGTGGGTAGAGAATATGAGAACCTTCAAACCGACAAATTACATCTAGTTTGCTTTGCACACACAGAGATTACCCCAAGTGCCGAAACAGATAGTTCAATAGGTTCCGCGGACATTACATATGATCTATTGCTTGAAAGGGTACCCGAAACCTCCATGCTAGCCGTTCCGGAATTCGTGGAAACATTCTATATTCGAGACCCAGCCTCCCGAGCATCCAATTCATCTGTGCCAGGCGGGTCTTTTTTGCAGCCTTATTTTGGCCCAGCGCACTACCACGGGGAAGAGAACCCGGGCCCTGGTGGATACATAGGATGGATGTCTGGCCACCCCAATGGAGTAATGGGCCCAAAACTAGAAGTAAGAAGAACTAGAAATTATAAAACATCGTCAGACCTCGCACTAGCCTTGACCTCGACTAGTGACACCTACGAGAACGACCAATCGATGACTCAAGTTAGCGATATTTCCCTTTTGCCTTCGTCTGACTTAAGACAGAAAATCCGTCATAATAACTTGATAAAGACCACCGAAAACCTAATGCAAACCATGATGGCGCACACAAAGCAACACTGTTTGAAAAGACCTAACATAGTAGATTACGGAGCGAATGACGCCACGTTCATAAACTTAGTAGTTGACCCAGATACTGGCGACGGCAGTAAACTTGAACAAAGTCATCACGGCTGTGTTGCTGGCATCAATTTTCTAGATTTAGTTCGCCATCGCGCTCGCCTCGGGTATATAGTTGACTTTCATTATAGACTAGGAAACGAAGATATCGTATCAGAGTGCATATACAAGAGCAACATAAAAAACATGAAAATATCTAGAAGAAGAGTAGTCAATCGGCCCTACGAGATAAATGAAAGACAAAGTAAAAAGTATACCAAATTTGAAAAGAACAGCCAAGATGTATACATTGTATCGTCTTCAGATGAAGAGAACATAGAGGAGTCAACAAATTACTATAAAAAGATAAAACACAGACTTTTTTACGGGAAATCCAAGAAAGGTACCATTGAGGAAGTAGAACTAATGACGGCCGCAACGCGGCCGGACCAATCAGGTGCATCAACTGCTTCTCCCGGGCCAAAATATTCAAGACAGTTTATCGTTCGCGACCGAGACCTTTTTCATAATTTTAGTTACGGCAAATACACGTACGTTATAGACCTTATGTTGAATGATGGAATCTACGATATGGTAAGCTCTCTGCACGCAAAATCAAAAAAAGTGTTAGAAGAGTATAATAGATTTCTTTTTGAAGCCCAGATTCCGGTGAAGGTGTATCCAGAAACGAGAGAAGTGACAGGAAACTACGACTACAGTAGCAAGGAGTTCCTCGGCGCATTTAAGGTAGACCCTCGCAACCAAGCTGCGATCGACCAAGCCATCGCGCACTATGGAAAAATAAAAAGATTCCTCACGGGTTATCCAGTCTTGGTTGTGAACACTGATATGGGAACACTGAAGCAAAGGCTAAATTTAAACTCGGGTCGATTAGAGGATTTGGCAGAGTTTTCGAATGTCATGACAGAGTTGACAAACTCTATAAAACATGTTCTAGCAACCGGTGTTGACATCGGAAATATTAAAGCTAAGAACACAGAAAAATCAGAAGTACAATCCTTCACTGGTGGACTTAAGAAATCAATAGAAGTAAGCAGTCCCCTTGGTGTCTTCGTCGAGGCTTTCTCTGGAGAGACTTTGATGGCAGATTATGGCCCCAAGACAAAAATAGTGGATTCGGTTAACATAACTGCTTTCTCAAAAATGGTGAAGACGAGAGTTTCACAAGGTCTCTTTCTGAAGCCGGACAGATTTATAACCATACAGCCGAGCAACACCTCATCGGACGATTCAGAGACGCCAACAATAGGTAAAAACAAATCATCCACCACGCGTAAGGAAAAAGACAAAAAGTCGAAAAGCTCGTCTAGTTCATCGAAAGCAACAGTAAAAGAGGTGTCGACCCGCACCAGTTATGACTTTCTACCAACTATAGCGAAGTCGAACGTAAACCTAAAGCTAAAGTATTTGTTTAAAAGCCAAGCAGAGGGCTCTGTGGGCGAGGTCGACAAGCCTCCTTCGTATTACCCTCCTGCTATCCAAAGATACCATGGAGGCATATCAGTGGGCCTCACCAAGGGCGGCATTGTTGCCAACACTGGAGACTACGAGTTTCTTGAGAGGATATTAGAGTTAACTGATGCTGACTTGAGCGAGAATATAAAAAAGCAAATCTGTGATTCTGTTTATATGGCGAAAGACAAGGACCACTTTCTAGAAGAAGTAGAAAGAAGATATGAAGATTTGGTCAAGATGAGAAGCCTCCTCGATTCGTTTTACGAAACAGTGCACGTATCAATGATGATGAAAGACACACTTTACTCAATAAACTCACACAACACTAGTTACTCTGATGCGTTTGAGGGGTTTGGCGCGCCCCAAAGCCGCGGCTCTACAGTGGAATTGAACCCGTATGAAACTCAATCGGCCATGTTGCAAGTAGTTTTACCGGGACAAGAAACGGTCAAATTGAATGACTTTAAGATTGAGGCTCCTCCCGCGCCGAATACGCTCCGGGGCCAGAAAAGACTTATATGTGTCGCTTGTGCACCAAACGATAGAGAACCTGGAGCCACACCAGTAAACAACGTGATGTTTTTGGAGGTCTAAAAAGTGTCAGATAACACAGAAAATCCATGCCATGATTTGGAATTGCCAAACACCGACGGGCCCTCAGGTGCACCAGTCCCCCCGGAACTTCCAGAGCTTAAGTTCGATCCACCACTTTTCCCGATTGTGGAAAGAGATTTCCCGGAAACTGGTGTGCCCCTCTCTCGAAGCGTTACCATGGTTCCAAGAAATTTATTCTATGCAGATCTCGAAATGGTGTTTAGTTGGGAGCAGGGCAAATTCCGGTCCCCGGGGCAGGAGGGGTATCCCAACCTGACATTAAACAACCCAGCTGGCCGAGGTGGACGCGCATACGATTCCTTTCGATATGTCGCAGGAAAGGTATTCGGGGAGAAAAAAAGAAACAATTATGTTTTCAGTGATTCTCTGGTGCCCGACCCGCAATCGGGCCTGGACTTTAAAATAATCGTAGACCCTACGCAACCAATTGTCGAGCGCCACGGGGATGTGACCCTCTCGAAAAATCGAGTTCGATGCATGTTTACTATTGACGCTATAGCTGAAAGATTCGGTCAACGTAACGATGAACAAATTCAAGGATTTATCAAGCTAGCAATACCAGAAGCATCTTCGCCGATAATATTCACGGATACTGCTTTTTCGGCCCCGGCGTCTTTTTTCTATCGCGAGGCCGATGGTTTAAACATGAGATTACCAGACTTGACGAAAATGCAGGTTTTTATATCAGATTACATATCCCAAGAAGCTCAGGAGGGTTTATACGATACAGAAAGTAACAACTCAGTGTCGGAAGTTTCTAAAAAGAGTCTGTACGAGAAGTTTTCAATGGAATACGAAGAAAGACCAGAATACTGCATTGTTCCAGGTACCGGGGTCACAACACACAAGTATCCAGCAAACAAGATTGGAATGATTAACAGCATTACAGAGACCGCAACAACTGTTGCGGAAAGGAACGACTCAGAGTTTTCATCCTTTCGTAGAGTGTTCAAGAGAAACTACGATTTTTACACTAGAATATCTTTTGATACAAATCACACAAGCCCAATCGCGAGTAAGATGAAAGAGCTGAACATAGACCCTTTATTCTTGGGGATGCTAGATGTCGAGTCACCATCAGATGAATCGATATATACACAGATAATGGATGAGACAATACAAGGATTTGTCGGAGTCTCCAACAACGATGGGGTTTCTTTGAATTATCGCCCAAATACTTATGAAGATTTTTTGCAAAAACTAGAAAGATATACGGACCCAAACGGTAGTGAACTATATGACGATTTAAAATTGGTTCTGGACCCAGCTACCTTTCCGATGTCCTACCAAGCACAAGATAATTTTCTAAGCGAACAGGCCTCCGCCGACGTCGACGGCTTTTTCGTCCCTTATTATTCCTCACCACAACAAGTACTTAACATGATGTTTAATAGGTGGTTCACAGGGTACATAGCCGACAAGAAGAGGACTTTCAAAAAAATAATGAATAGTGAGTTATCTTATTCTGAGGTTGTTGCTTATCGATTGGAGAAGAGAAATGCCCAAACTGGAGAAGTAGTACAGAACTTCTACTTCTCGAACGACCCGGACACAAATAGAATTGATTATGTTGATACTCAAGTTCTTTTTGGGAAGAGATATGAGTACAGTTTATATACTGTTAATATGGTATTAGGCTCCGACTATCAATACAAGAGAGACCTTGATGCCAACGGGTATCCGAAGTTCTCGCATGATCAAGGTGGGGGGTTTACTTTTCAATTTGATGTGCACCAAACAGACAACGTTTCATTTATTGAAGCGCCTTATTTCCAGCAAGAGTTGTTAATTGTTGACGCTCCACCGATGCCCCCGGACGTATGGTTTTTGCCAGTCGAGACACTGACCACTGATATGGTGTGGTTCTGGTTTGTTCCTCGTCTAGGCCAAGAACTGCAAAGGCCTATTGCAATTCTTGAGGAAGATTTGGAAATAATTGAAAAGATGAAATTATCTCAAAACGTTGGAATACACCAAAATACAGAAATAAGATATAAGTCAGATTCTGATCCGACGCACTATCAACTTCTCGTCTTGGATACACCGCCTCTGAGCTATCAGGATTTTTCTTTAGGTAGAAAAGACGAGACGACCATCGCAAGTCCATCGTTCAAAAAATCGGTGATGCCCAATAAAGATTATTACATAACCTTCCGCGCGCGCGACTTTGCAGGAATCTCAAACCCATCAAAGGTATACAGGTATCGACTTAACAGTTTCGGAGATGGAGTCCGTCATGAAATAGAAGAGTACAATTTTGCAGAGGAAACTCAAGAAAACTTTTTATCTTTCAACCAAGTGGTATCTGTTGCACCATCAGCAAATCAAAGAGCAATTAACTTTCAGAGTTCTGATGCGTATTCAGAAAACCTAGGAGACACGCGAGAACTCCTGGAGACCACGAAGGGAGTCGCCGGCTTGACTTTAGGCGTCGATGATGATAATAGGATTTGGGATAAGAAATTCTTGATAGAAGTGGTTTCGACCGTTACTGGCAAAAAGATACAAGTTATGACGACCTGGAGACAGTTGGTTATGAGATATGAAGAAGTAATTCCAGAATACGAAATAATCGAAAGTCAACAAAATGCACAATTATCTCAAGGGTGTTACACTGCAGACACTAGAGATAGGCAGGCTGCTAATGCCACCCGGGCCAACAGTGAGGTCGAAGCAAATCTAAGAGTTGACCCCACCAGAGCGCAACAATCGCGAGGTAACAATAGTGGTGGAAGTTATTAGAAAGATACTTTGGTTGTCAGTGGGGACACCGACAGGCGGCGAAACTAACGCAAATAAAAAGAATTATTCTTTAATAAAATACTATTTATTAATGATTTTAAACAAAAAGGAGCACTATAATGTCATTTTTAGACAATTCCGGCGATATCATACTTGATGCCGTATTAACAGACCTGGGTAGGAAGCGCCTAGCAGCAGGTAATTTTAACATAGCAAAGTTCGCTCTGGGAGACGAAGAGATAAATTATGGACTCTGGGCCCCAAGTGATTCGAGAGGGTCGGCATTTTATGATTTGGAAATAATGCAAACACCGCTCCTGGAAGCATTTACAAGTGACCAGTCCCTTATGAAATCTAGATTGATGACACTCGTAGACGACAGTTTGCTGTATATGCCATCTCTTAAGGTCAATGGCACAGACCCTGCACATAAACCATATTCGACATTTCCGGGTTTTTACCTCATGACAGATACAAAGACATTTGAAGCGGGACAGCCAGCAGCCGGCAATTTGCAGGACCCTGACGCCGGCGTCCTTAATGGCGCTCGCGGAGGACTCTCCCCTGTAACGACTCACATATGTATAGACCAGGGCATCGACTCTGGAGATTCGAGTATGACAATCGCGGACACCCTCCCTGGGGAATTGTTAGAAAGAGCGTTTATTGTTAAAGTCGACCATCGACTGTTAACACTAGATGGCCTCCCTTTCGCTTTTCAGGGGAACGTAGGGCGCTCAATGCAGCTGAATCACCAATTCATTGATGACGACGGAATAGCCACTTATTATATTGTTGATTCACAGGACAACTCTACAATATTTGGACCAAGAGACAGAATCGGCGTCCGCAGGAGACACGATATCAGCCAAGCTCGAGATCAAACGGAGTTGGCAACTTATGACGACTATGAAGTTTTCGACGGGCCTCTAGGGTCAGTACTTAGACTGGTGCCTAGAGCTTCCAACTTGGTTTCTAGAGGTGATAGCTTGTTCAACGAGATTGGCGCATCAGCCACCGGGCTAGCATATAGAGGTCAGACATTAAATTATAAGTATATAGATACAACAATCTCGATTGCCGGCGCAACAACCGGTTTCTCGATAGACATCCCGATAAGAATAATAAAGGGCACCTTTTCTTAATTGAGAAGCCTTAAATGAATTAAAAGTTTACGTAGGAGAAAAAAATGGCAATTTCGTTTAAAACATTAACGCAGACAGACAAGACAACATCTAGAACCTTATTACATGAGAGTATACCAATCACGGGAAGTCTCATTTCAGGAACATATAACGTGGACAGCTCAGGGAGAGAAGTGAATATAAAAACTTTCTCTCACGGAATGTTTCAGTCAGTATATGATTATCCTTATATAAGTTCGTCAGCAAATCATATTTTTGATATTACTGCTGGATTCAGCACAGCGTCAGGCGCAGCCATAGGTAACTCATCACTTTCTGCCTCTACTGTCGCAACAGCAGCAACATCTCAGTTATCGAAGAAGGTAAACATATACACGCAGATGGCCCAGGTTTTGTCCGGGTTTAACACTTCTAGTATAGTGCGCAGGTTTGACCAAGACGGAGACCTTTCAGAAGCATCATCAGTTAAGCATGACAACGCCATATTCTTGAATTTCTCTAGGCTGCTTGTTAAAGACGAAATAAAGAAAGGAAGTTTTTCCTTGGAACTTGGAACCGGTTCATGGATGACTCCATTCGCAACCGCCTCAGGTGGCGAACAAGTTATGATAACAGACTCTGGGTCTGTCAGTTCCTATAAAATAAACTCACCAGCAGGCGAATATGGATTGTTGGTCTCCGGAGCAACTAACGTAGGCCTAATTTATTATCAAGCCGGCGTCGCAATCTTGTCATCCTCTGTATTTCCATCGACTGTCGAAATGCGCCCGGGCGTCGGAAACGTCGAAGACGTTCTGACAGGTTCCACCATCGACATCATGGCTGACTCATTCAGAAGAAGAGTAAAAAACATACAGTTCAGCAACACGACGGAGCTTAACTCTACGATATATTTTTGCAGAGCAAACAATACAGAATTTAATTATAGTTCAAACCCGACATATTTGAGCGGAAGTAAAATAAGAGTTAAAACAAATCCTGGTACAAACGAGCATTTTAACTTGCCGCGCTCTTACGTTACCACTGTAGGTTTGTATTCTCACGACAACGAATTGTTGGCTGTCGCAAAACTCTCTGAGCCCCTAAGGAAAGATCCAACAAACGAGTTGACGCTGAGGGTCCGTTTGGATTATTAAAAATGAAGTTCAAAAGGTTTGAGCCAAAAGACTTAATATACAACACTATTGTTGCCAAGCCGGACTTCAACTTCATAATCCACAGCGGCACCGTATATTTGCAAAAGCAGCGCATGCATACCGGTAACTTCTCAAATAACATTAAACACATCAAGTCCGGAGAAGTAAGTCTTCACGAATTAAACATCAACAGGCCATCCGGGTCGTTGATACATTCCTTCATAAAAAAAGACAGCACCCGGTATTCATACAAAAGCGTAAGCACCAGCAACTTTGATGACGAAGCTCAATTTGCATATGGGGACACATTAACTCAACAGTATCCAGTGACATCCTCTCTTAGCAGAATCTATGTTCCCGCGGGGCCCGAATTTAGCTCCTCTGCGGCGCCAGCTCACAATAATAAGAAGTATGTCAGAGCGCTAGCAAATGTTATAAGAACGCAAGGAAGTTTTAGTAACGGCTTGACCTATGGAACATTGGGAACCTCAGAAATAAACATGGTGTGTGTACCGGGAATATTCTGCGGCTCCGGGATAGAAAAGGGAAGTATAAAATTAAGATATTCAGTTACAGGGACGCTCTTAGCCGAGGCGCAAGACATAAATAAAGATGGGAGACTGATACAAGTGTCAGGGACAACAACTGGACACACTATAGGTAACGTAGTCTATAATCAGGGGTTAATCTTGCTCACCTCATCGACGGCTCTAGACCCTAGTTACACTGATTACTATAAGTCCACTTCCGCTCTATCATCGCCGTCATGGACTAATTTCGGAACAGGAATAACCCAAGGCGGCACAACGTTGAGTCACGGAAGCGTGACAGGGTCAGCATACACTGTAGACTTCAAAGGAATAAACAAAATCCCAACATTGACGATGTATGCATTTTCTAGAGAGGGGGAGATGAACCTCTCTTCTAATCCAACCTTTTTAGAAAAGACAGAAGAAAAATCGTACGACTTCACTTCGTCCTCATATACAGAAAGAATAAGAAACACAAAGAAAACAAACAAGTCACCCTATTCGGATCATGAAGAAGATTTTGAAAACGTTACGTACATATCTAAGGTAGGTATATACGATAAAGACAAAAATCTCATTGCTATCGCAACGCTAGCGACTCCAATCAAAAAAACAGAAAAGAGGGAGTACATGATTAAGATGGGTATTGACTTTTGAATGAAGGCTCACTTTAAAAAAAGAAAAATGAAACTTTTGGTGGTAAAATTATCATCACTCAAATCAGAGCTTAAAGTTTCAAAAGAAATTTTACATTCCGCCGGCGCCATTGTAGATGAGAAATACAGAAAAGAGTACTCGACAGAAACAAAAAAAGAGAAAGAACGGGGCACGGACATCGAGACTGCAATCACTCCAGATACCGAAGAGAACAATAACAAAAAACAAGAAGTTAACAACACATCCCCACATCCTCCTGGAGAAGATACAAAGTCCTACCAAAGTAATGTGGACCCCGAAGTTAAGAAACTATTCCGGCAAATCGCGACAAGCATACACCCCGACAAACTAGAAGAACTCCCACCAGGCCCCGATAAAGATAACAAACTGGAATTATATTCTCGAGCAAGAGCCGCGCTAGAAGAAAATGATTTAATGGCCTTGGCAGATATTGCAATGGAAATGGAGATGGAGGTTCCAGAAATTTCAAGCGCGCGCCTAAAAAAGGCGCAACAAGAAATTAGTAGTATAAAAGCAGAACTAAGTCGTATAGAATCAACTATGGTCTGGCACTGGTTTTTTTGCGATGACCCTGCAAGAAAAGAACAGATACTAAGCGAACTTCTGGAGAAAATACATGAAAACAATTCTAGGTCTTGATATATCGACGTCCATAACAGGCGCCACTGTCTTGTGTGATGGTAAAATAATTGATAGTTTCTACTGGGACACAAGAAACAAAAGGTACTTCCCGACTCTTTACGAAAAAGCAAAACTCATCAAGCAAAATCTTTTAGACATCCAATCGCGGCACGAGATAGAAGAGATCTTTATAGAACAATCGCTACAATCTTTCCGTTCAGGATTCTCCTCAGCAAAAACTTTATCGACATTATCCAGGTTTAATGGTATAGTGTCTTGGTTGTGTTTCGAGAATTTTAAAATCCAACCACAGATGATAGGCGCCACCTCGGCCAGGAAAAAAGCAGGTGTAGAAATCAAAAGGGGTGAGAACTCCAAAGAAAAGGTTCTTCAATTTGTTCTTGACAACTACCCACAAATTAAGATACAATATACAAAGCATGGAAATCCCAAGCCAGGGATGTACGATCTGTGTGACAGTATTATAATAGCACTGGCGGGAGATAAGGTTGTCGGAGAAACTAAAACTACTTAAAAGGGCCCTTGGCAATTGTTGGACTAACGAAGAAGAGCATCAATTCCATTGCCCTAAGTGCAACCACCACAAGCTAAAACTCTCAGTAAATATCGATAAAGGAGTTTTTAAGTGTTGGATTTGTGATTACTCAGGGACTAAAATTTCCCCACTCATTCGCAGGTTTGCCCCATCCTACTATGCAGATTGGCGTTTGCTTGAGGGTGAAGTCGACCTAGATAAGTACGACACTATTTTTGCAGAGCAAGAAGAACTACCACCTCAGGTAATCGATTTACCAGAGAACTTCCAAACACTTACAGGTAAAAAGACAAGAGTAAAACGAAAAGCACTTAACTACCTTTACTCTAGAGGGTTTACAGACACCGACATCCTGGCTTGGAAAATAGGCTTTTGTGATTTTGGAGAATACCAAGATAGGGTAATCGTTCCCTCTTTCGACGTTCATGGAAACTTAAACTTCTTTATTGCTAGATCTTATACGGATGACTGGATGAAGTACAAGAACCCAAAAGTAAGTAAGGACATTATCTTTAATGGATTGAACATTGACTGGGATAGTGACATAATCTTGGTAGAGGGCGTGTTTGACGCAATGAAGTGTCGAAACGCAATTCCTTTACTTGGTTCAACACTTCGGGAAAATTCAATTCTATTCCAGAAAATCTGCGAAAGAAAGCCAAATGTCTACCTGGCTCTCGACGATGACGTGAAAGACAAAGAGTTCGGAATAGCGAAGAGGTTAAGAGAATACGGAATAAATGCCATGTCGATCAAGATTACGCCATACGCAGACATCGGAGAAATGCCAGTAGAAATTGTAGAAGAGCGAAAACAAAATGCGGATATTGTATCCGATTTAGACTATTTACATTATAAATTAGATTTCTAGGAGCACAATAATGAAAAAATCAGAACTCACTAATATTATAAAAGAAGAAATGCAGTCAGTCATGTTGGAACAGAGTGAATCAGACGTATATCTTCAAAAGGCAAGAGCCCGCTTAGATGGCTTGAAGATGAAATCAGCCACCGGAAACACCGAGCAGAAAAAAAACCTTGATAGATTTGGAATTATTTACGATACAATGGACTTAATTTTGCTTGCACTAGAAGAATCTCGACCAAAAGGCAAAGGAGAATAACAATGGAACTTACAAAAAGAAGACTAAAAGAAATCATCGCAGAAGAGATGAACCACTTAGCAGAAACAGGTGACCTCAACATGATTACCGAATCAGAAAAGAAAGCATTCGCTATTATTCTTGAGAAACTTACACCAATTCAACTAGAAGAGCTTGGCCTCAAAAGAATTTAGTTGACACGCCTACCAAACCCTGCTATACTTAGAGCATAACAATTATTCATGGAGAATAAATGAGATTTGCTCATATCGCGGATACACACATCCGAAACTTAAAATATCATTTTGAATACAAAGACGTATTTCAACAGCTTTATAAATCACTAAAAGAAGAGAAGGTGGATTACATTATCCACTGCGGAGACATCGCCCACACCAAGACACAAATCTCACCAGAGTTTGTAGACATGTGTAGGGATTTCTTTCAGAACCTCGCGGCAATTGCACCGACCTATGTTATCTTGGGCAATCACGACGGCAACCTTCGTAACGGCTCTAGGCAAGACGCTCTTTCGCCAATCGCAAAAGCCATCAATGACCCAAATCTTATCCTGCTAAAGAACGCTGGAGAGACAAAAATCAATGATAAGTTTTGTCTAAATGTTTTATCTGTATTTGATGAAGAAAACTGGGTACAACCAACAAACTATGACCTAGTTAACATAGCGTTATATCACGGCGCTATTGATAAATCTAAGACAGACCAGAATTGGACACTAGGCGGCGACCACAGTATCGAAATTTTTGAAGAGTTTGACTTTGCTTTTCTTGGGGATATTCACAAAACACAACAACTAGATAAGGAAGGTCGCATTTGGTATGCTGGTTCTACCGTTCAACAAAACTTTGGTGAGTCACTGGATAAAGGCTATCTCCTATGGGATATTGAAGATAGAGATAACTTTTCCAACAGGCTCATTACCTTTAACAATCCAAAGCCTTTCATTACTCTTGCCTTAACCAAGAATGGAAACTTACCTAGACAAAAGCCCCCTGAAGGTGCACGCCTGAGAATCGTATCAGTCGACAACGTGTCTCTGGACAAGGTTCGCAAGGCTGTCGATATAGTTAAGTATCGATACAAACCCGAGTCAGTAACCTATCTTAACAGGGCAGCTGGTAAACAGATTCAAGTGGCCGCACCGGAGGGGTTGCAAAAACAGGATCTTCGCGACCTCAAGACTCAGGAGGCTCTCATGGCTGAGTACTTAAAGGAGTTCGACGCCACCGATGAAGTTTTGGAAAAGGTCTACAACCTAAACAAAGAGTACAACAAACAAATAGAAGAGAACGAGGATGTCATGAGGAACGTCAACTGGTCTCTGCAAAGTTTAGAGTGGGATAACCTTTTTAATTACGGAGAGGGCAATTCGATAGACTTTACAAAATTAGAAGGTATTGTTGGCATCTTCGGAAAGAATTATTCAGGTAAGTCTTCTATCGTAGATACCCTTCTCTATTCCATGTATAACTCCACTTCGAAGTCCATTCGCAAGAACTTGAACATTATCAATCAGAACAGGGATAACTGCATCGCAACAGCGACAATAAAAGTTGATGATACTGATTACATCATAGAGAGAAAATCAGACAAGTACACTAAAAGGCTCAAGGGAGTAGAGACCCAAGAGGCCACTACTGACCTTGAATTCTACGCCAAGGACATGGTTGGCAACCACACCGGTTTAAACGGCACCTCACGGCAAGACACGGACAAGAACGTTAGAAGGTACTTCGGAACTCTTCCTGACTTCCTGGCGACGTCTATGGCTTCTCAGTTGGACTCATTATCTTTTATAAACGAAGGTTCGACCAAAAGAAAGGAATTCCTGGCCAAATTCTTGGACCTAGAAATCTTCGACAAGAAGTTCAAGATGGCCAAGGAAGCGTCAGCTGAAACTAAAGCGGCATTACGTCGTCATGAAAATGTGGATTTTGAAACGCAAATAAAGACCATAAAGTCAGAGATCACCAAGAGTGAGTTGGCGATAGAAGGAAACAAAGCAACTTGTGTCTCATTGAAAGAAGAGTCTCAAGAAATAAAGCAGGAACTCTACGAGGTTCAATCAAGAATTGAGTCCGTACCGGCGGAGATTATAGACCCAGTACTAACGTCACGCGAAATCGAAAATAAGGAAAGAGTGATTCTGCAGACAACTGAAAGAAAGACTGAGGCTCAAAAAAGATTACTGGAGAACGAAGGAAAGTTCGAGAAGATTGAAGACTTCCTGTCAACATTTCATATCGAGTCTTATGAGAAGAAAAAGAAACTGATAGATGAGCACTCAGATAGATTAAACTTGTTACTTGAGGAAATAAAAAAAGAAGGTGAAACAAAGACAGCAAACCGATTAAAGGAAGATTTGCTATCTCAGGTTCCATGCGGCTCAGAGTTCCCGACTTGTAAATTCATCAAGGATGCACATCAAGCCGTATCGCTAGTGCAGATAGCAGAAGATTCCATGAAGACAATGTCTAAAGAAATCAACGAGCTGGGCGCTGAAATATACAATCTGGAGCCGGCAAAAACTAGCAGTCACATAGACAAATATAATCAACTGGTTGACAAGAGGAATGAAATAGCGACAACTATATCATCTAGTAAACTGACGATTGAGAGAGCGGACAGCTGCTTGTTTAAAGAACAAGTGGAACTTCAAGAGCTTAGAGGTAAAAATTTGGAGTATGAGGAGAACAAAGAATCAATCGAGAACCTGAAACAACTGTTATCAACGAGAGAGGAACTTAAAAAGAACGTCCTAATAAAAGAGGAGGAGATGTCAAACTGCGAAGTAAGAGTAATGCAATTGCATAAGAAGCACGGATCGCTAGAGCAAAAACTGGAACACACTCAAGAAAATTTTCAAGAATATGAAACTCTCAAGGAAGACTTTGCGGCATACCATTTGTTCATGACATGTTGTCACCCGAATGGTGTCTCTTACGAAATAATCAAAGAGAGGTTACCATACATCAATCAAGAGATTGCAAAAATATTAACCAATATTGTAGAGTTTGAGGTATTCATTTCCAACAACGAAGATAAGCTTGATATCTTTATCAAACATGCCAGCCACGACCCTAGGCCACTAGAAATGGGCTCAGGAGCAGAGAAGACTATTGCGTCAATGGCAATCAGACTTGCATTCTTAACTGTGTCAAGTTTACCTAAGTCCGACCTATTTATACTTGATGAGCCAGGAACTGCTCTCGATGAAGAAAATATGGAAGGCTTCGTCCGTATCTTAGATATGGTCAAGGGATACTTCAAGACCGTTCTTCTCATCTCACATCTAGACAGTTTAAAAGATTGTGTAGATATGCAGATTAATATCGAGAAGAGAGATGGCTTCGCGTACGTTAACATTTAGGAGGATGAAATGATGACACAGATTAAGGCATTTGCCGACAAGTATACAGAGAGATTTATATCAAGAAAGTTTCTAGCATGGATTACAGCTACAGGTTTATGTGCTTATGGTACAGTCACCAGTGACAACTGGACGGCTATAACTTTGGCCTATATCGGAACACAAGCCCTAGTAGACATGGCAGTCCAATGGAAGCACGGCCCAAGAGGTTAAAATGATGCAGTGGATATTATTTAAGAAAACAGTCAAGACATCTTGGATTTGGCTAAAGACGCACTGGCACATCCCCTTCATCGTAACTTGGACGATTGCTGTATGGATTGTTTCCCGCGGCAACGTAAGGGCCGTGACAGAAGTTTTGGAAGCAAAGAAGGAATCTTACGAAAAACAAATTGAAGCTTTGAAGTCTGCACACACTGTGGAAATAAAAAAAAGAGAAGAACTTCACTTAAAATACAAAGAAACTATTGATATAATAGAGAAAGAATTCAAACTCAAAGAAGAGGAGCTTTCTGCTATTAAAAAGAAAAAGATTAAACAGATAATCAAAAGTTCAAAGGACAACCCTCATGAGATTAATAAGAAAATTGAAGACTTGTTTGGTTTCACTCGCATTAATTAGTTTTGCGTCGAATTCCATGGCCATGCCTGGAAACTACACTCAGATTGAAAAAGGTCAACCTTCTCCTTTTTCTGGATATTGTTTTGATATTGTAGCCTCGGCATATATTATAGCTGACAAAGAGACCAGAGACCAGTGGTGCACCGCACAGAAGGAAAAATCGCTAGCAATTCAAAAAGCAGAATTTGACTTAGAATTTGGAAAGCTTTTTGCAGAGTTTAATTATGAAAAAACAATTCATGAAAAAACAATAGAATCTCTTAGAGAAGAGAATACTAGATTGGAAACCACTGCTTTAGCTGCGCCCAACAACTACTGGTATGTCTTCATGGGCACCGGAATGCTTCTGGGCGTAGTGACAACTGTATTAGTGGCGCAGGCAACCAAATGAAGAAAAAAGATTTAAACGAAATAGCAAAAATAGAAAAGGCAATAAAGGAGAAATACGGTGAAGAAGCGATTCAGAACCCTAAAGGATCTTGGGACAAAGAAAAGGAAGTTAAGTATTTGGAAGAACTCAAATCTTTTCACCAAAGGCCTGTCCGCAAAAAAGAAACAGAAGAGCGACAAGGGTTTATTGTCAAAAGCAAGAAGACAGATTGTGAAGTAGACAGGGTATGCCCTGTTTGCAACTCGTACTCCTTTTCATCAAAAGACGACGTTTATATGGTAAAGTTTGAGTGTTGTTTTAATTGTTATATTCAGTACATCCAAGGCCGAGAAGAACGCTGGAAATCGGGCTGGAGACCAAACAACTAACTATTTACTATTAGCAAACTATTTATTGCAGAGGATTTTAAACAATGGCAACAACTTTAGAAATTATTGACTGTATCTCTCAGGTACTATCTAACACTTATGATGGCGCTCTCGACGAAAACGGAGAACCAGTAAAGATTGGACTTCGCAGAGAAGAGGGGAACCCACTTGTCGACCAAAGAGTCATGGACGGTTTCGGCGCCAGCATCGCGGCCGACAGACTTCATATCAAGTATCACGTGGAGGTTCCTCTTAAGGAAGTTCACGCAAACGGATTTGAGGGAGAAATGGAATCAATGGTAGAAAAGGTAAAGTCTTTCATACAAAAAGAGTACAAGAAGGTTAAGAAAAGCGCACTTACTCTATCTGAACCAAGTGAAGTGGATGTCCTTGTAGAATACATTTCTCGAATCCGCTGCAGCGTAAAGGTGCACAAATGTTATTTGATTGGTGGCACAGATGCTGAGGGGCCTATGGAACAAGAACGCCCAACAGACCCAGAATTTGAGAAGATGGTCAAACTCGGCGGGCTTAAGTAAGAGGTTTTAGTGGCGATAAAACTTACCAAACAAGAAATAATGAAGGAGATTGTCCGCTGTGGCAAGAAGCCTGAATATTTTATCCACACATACGCAAAGATTACACACCCTCAAAAGGGATTAATCCCTTTTCATCTTTATGATTTCCAATCAAAGCTCCTGGAGGACTTCGAAGACCACAGGTTCAACGTTATACTCAAAGCGCGCCAGCTAGGAATCTCAACCATAACTGCTGCGTATGTTGCGTGGCTGATGATGTTCCATCGAGAAAAAAACGTACTCGTTATTGCAACCAAATTCAATACGGCCGCTAACCTAGTGAAGAAGGTGAAGGCGATTATCAAAGCATTGCCAGAATGGTTGAGAATTTCGACAGTAGACATAGATAATAGAACTTCCTTTGTTCTTTCTAATGGTTCACAGATTAAAGCCTCATCAACATCCGGAGATGCCGGCCGCTCGGAAGCCTTGTCTCTGCTCGTAATAGACGAAGCAGCGCACGTAGAAGGCTTAGATGACTTGTGGATGGGTCTATACCCTACATTATCTACTGGTGGTCGCTGCATCGCATTATCGACCCCAAATGGAGTGGGCAATTGGTTTCACAAGATATACTCAGAAGCAGACAATAAGACAAACGATTTCTTTCCGACAATGTTACCGTGGCAAGTTCACCCTGACAGAAACCAAGAGTGGTTCGAAAAAGAAACTAGGAACATGTCGAGAAGAGAAATAGCCCAAGAGCTTGAGTGTAACTTTAACATGTCCGGAGAGACGGTGTTTGGATCGGAAGACATAGAGGTATATCTGAATATGGTCAAAGAACCAAAACATAGAACGGGATTCGACAGGAACTTGTGGATTTGGGAAGAACGCCATCCGGAAAGCTCTTACCTAATATCTGCAGACGTTGCAAGAGGTGATGGTAAGGACTATTCAGTTTGCCATGTGTTCAATATAGAGAACATGGAACTAGTGGCAGAGTATCAAGGAAAAGTTACACCTGATATATTTTCAAGAGTACTTTTCGATATAGGTCAAGAGTATGGCAACGGCCTCCTGGTAGTAGAAAACAACTCAGTAGGTTACGCAGTGCTTGACAAATTAAAAGAGATGAGGTATCCTAACTTATATCACTCAATTAAGTCAACTCATGAGTTTGTGGAAGAATATCAAGCAGACCAAATGTCAAACGCCGTTGCTGGGTTTACAACCACATCCAAAACACGCCCCTTAATCGTAGCAAAGATGGAAGAATTCATTAGAAACAATCTAATTAAGATATATTCTTCCAGGCTTTTAGCTGAAATGAAGACTTTTGTCTGGAACAATGGAAGAGCCGAAGCGATGAGATCATATAATGATGACTTAATTATGTCTTTTGCTGTGGGATGCTGGGTGAGAGACACTGCCCTGTCTGCAAACCAAAGAGACGCTGAATATGCAAAAGCGTTTATTGGTTCGATAACGAAAAACACCAACGAACTCGATACGAGGATAAATGGTATGATTGGTACAAAAAATATGAAAATGAAAGAACAATTTAACAAACAAACACAAGCACATCAAGACTTTCCGTGGTTGTTTAAAGGATAAATAGCATGGCAAACAAAACGAAAAACAATACAAGAAACCCGCAAAGTATATTATTCAGAAGATTGACAAAACTTCTGTCTGGACCACTAACGCAATATAGGACCCAGAACAGTCACCGACTGAGAAGAATAGATTTAGACAAATACGCAAACAAGTTCAGCTCCGCCTCAGGCCGCGACTTTAAGAAGACCGCGTATAACCCTTACGACAATCTGCAAGCGCAATATATGGCTTCTCAGCAAAGGGCAGAGAGGTATGTAGACTTCGACCAGATGGAGTACACGCCAGAGATTGCATCAGCTCTAGACATTTATGCGGATGAGATGACTACATATTCAGCGCTAACACCCATGTTGAGTGTCGAATGTGACAACGAAGAAATCAAAGCTATCTTGGAGTCGCTATACGCAAATGTCCTGAACATTGAACACAACCTGTTTTCATGGTGTCGAACAATGTGCAAGTATGGTGACTTCTTTTTGTACCTCGACGTCGACGACAAGCTAGGAATAACTTCCGTCATCGGACTGCCCACGAGAGAGGTAGAGAGACTAGAGGGAGAAGACACGACAAACCCAAACTACATACAATATCAGTGGAACTCGGCAGGCCTGACTTTTGAAAATTGGCAAGTTGGTCACTTTCGGGTTTTAGGGCAAGACAAATACAATCCATATGGAACATCTGTTTTAGAACCTTCTCGCCGAATCTGGAGACAGCTCACTCTAATCGAAGACGCAATGATGGCTTATCGTATCGTGCGCTCACCAGAAAGAAGAGCCTTCTATATCGACGTCGGTAACATTCCGCCCCAAGACGTTGAACAATATATGCAAAAAGTAATGACACAAATGAAGAGGAACCAGGTAGTCGATGCTGATTCCGGCAGAGTTGACCTTCGCTATAACCCTTTATCTATAGAGGAAGATTATTTTATTCCAGTTAGAGGAAATAACTCAACAAAGATTGAGTCTGTAGCTGGAGGGAAATACACCGGTGATATAGAAGACGTAAAGTATCTTAGAGATAAACTATTTTCCGCACTCAAAGTTCCATCAGCTTATATTTCCTCCGATGGAGAGAACTCCTCAGAAGACAAAACAACCTTGGCACAGAAAGACGTCAGGTTCGCAAGAACGATACAAAGGCTTCAGAGGTCAATCATCTCAGAAATAGAGAAGATTGGCATAATTCACCTTTACACTATAGGATATAGAGACGAAGATCTTGTAGGGTTCAGGTGCCACTTGAATAACCCATCCAAGATAGCAGAGATGCAAGAGCTCGAATACTGGAAGACCAAATTTGATATTGTCGGCGCCGCCACTGAAGGGTTCTTTTCCAAACAATGGCTAGCTTCTACGTTATTCGGCATGTCAAACGACGACTTCATCCGAAACCGTAGAGAGATGTTCTACGACAAGAAGTTTGAGGCTGCTCTAGAGACAGTTGGAGAAGCAGAACAAGCAGCCATGACTGCAGGTTTAGACGCTGGCCCTGACGCACTTGATGCTGGAGCCCCCGACTTAGGTGAGCCTGGAGGAGTCGGAACCGTAGGTGCCGAGCCAGAACTCGGAGCCCCAGCCGGCGATGCACCCGACCTTGGTGGTGACGCTGCCCCTGCAACCGATGCTGCCGGCGAAGACGGCGGCCTATTGGCTGCCCCTCCCGGGAAAAGAGAAGACGACAAAGGCAGTACGACCACAGATAAGTCCCATGGGTGGTATAACCCAAGGCACTTAGCCCCAGGAGGCGACAGAAGAAAGTCATCAGGCCCCAGAAGGAAAAACATGAATCGTGCGGCCACACCCGAAACAGGTACAGCTAGAAAATTATACCCAGGATATAGCGAGTTGACCGGCCTGGCAAAAGGTACGAGTATTTACGAGTCGGGCAAGACTAATTATAAAGTAGAGGAGTCGAAAATTCTCAAAGAACAGAAGGAATTGGCAGACCTCTTCAAAAGCCTAAAAGCGAGGGAAAAAAAAGATGAGACTAAAGCATAATAAGAAAAGAAACACTGCATTTGTTTATGAGGCATTGGTGCGAGAGCTGACAGAATCTGTTGTTAAAAATAATAAGAATAAGCAGAACAAAATCGTATCAATCATAAGGGACCACTTTAATGGTGAGTCCGCGTTAAAAGAAGAACTTGAATTGTACAAGTCGATTTATGAAACGCGCGACCTGGAGAAAACCACAGCAGAAAAAATTATGTACCAGGTCAAAGAGAAACACGACTCTTTGGACAAAAAGCGATTGTTTCAAGAGCAGAGTGCTTTGATTAATAAAATAAACAGAACTCTAACAAACAAAGTTTACAACAACTTTGTTCCAAACTACAAAACAATCGCATCAGTATATTCTATTTTTCAAGATGCTTTACCTGTAAAAGACAGAGTAATTCTAGAAGAAAACATAGTAGACCAAATGTCATCATCTGCGGAGATTGTCAAGGAAGTGCAGCAACCTATCGACTCCTTGACTTACAAGACATTCGTAAGCAAATTTAACGCTGAATATTCAGATGTTCTTAATGAGGGGCAAAAAAACCTTCTTGGGCACTATATTTCATCCTTCTCCGACAACGGGGTTGAGTTTAAAACCTTTTTGAACGAAGAAATCGGAAGGCTGAAAACTGAGTTGCAGGGTTCAAAAGAAAAAAACAATATCCAAAGCAACGAAATGCTTAAAGAAAAGATAGAAAAAGTATATAATATTCTAGATAATACGAAGAATAAAGAGATTGACGTGGAAACACTCGAAGTGGTCCTAAACACACAACAACTATTAGAAGAGATAGAAGCGAATGGAAGTTAAAGCCAAAATAAAACTAGATCCTAGGGTTAAGCTCAAGGCTCGCAGGACCCTAGAGGGCAATATTATGATATTGGATCATGAAGATATCGACATAGTCTTTCTCCCGGAAAAAAACAAATGTGTAGCTTTCCCAAAGGAAACAATGTCGGACAAAGTATATGCATCGCAGAGCAGAATGTTTCAGTTTATGGCGAAGAAAGGCATCGTTGATTACTCTACAATCAGGGGAGGTAACGTTTTCGGTGCACTAGAAGCAGATATAATGGAGTCAAAAATACCAGGTGTAGACCAGAGTCAAGCATTTCTTTATGTTTTACATGAATATATTTTAGGAGAAAAACCTTATTTTAAGACGTCTGACCAATACGACGACGAGAGACTCGACGCAATGCTTAGACCATCAGATGAAGACTCGACTGAACTTGGAGATGTGCCGCAGTCAGACAGAAAAGGTTCGATGCATAAGCAAATCGGACCCTATGGCTTTCAATATAACTATTCGTTAGTTAGAGAGGGTGAAGGTGAAGACTAGTGACATTTATTTGGTTCTCACTTATTTCGTATGGCCTTACACAAATCCTCGTGTACGGAAAAATCTTCGACCCAATCCGCCCAAAGTCCGGAAAGTTAGGGCAATTGCTTAAGTGCCCAATGTGCACCGGCTTTTGGGTCGGCCTACTTTTATGGTTCGTAAAGGACTACACACAACTATTTACTTTTGACGATTCTTTCATCACCGGAGTCTTTCTTGGGTGTGTCGCTTCTGCAGTCGCATACATCGGCACCATGGTATTTGGGGATGACGGGATACGGATTTACAAGTTAGTAAATATAGAGAGGGGTGAATTAGATGCAGATAGTGATTAACAAATGGAAATTACAGCCTGTTAGACGTTGTTGTAACGGAAAGTAACTGACGCGGGTGGCCCCCGCGTGAAATAGAGAGGAAAAGAATGAAGTTATTAAGAGAATATTTTGAATTATGTGAGGGTGGCGTATGTCAAGACCTTCTAACCGAGGACGAGAAACGACGCGTCGCGGAAGGTACGGTCACGATATTGTCAGGAGTCATGCAAATGTCAGAGACTCAAAACGGCAACGGTCGTGTATATCCCCACGCAATCTTAGAGAGAGAGGTCCAAAGCTATATGAATATGGTAGAGAACCGAAGAGCATTAGGCGAATTGGACCATCCAGACACTAGTGTTGTAAACCTGTCTAATGCTTCTCACCTGGTCACTAAGATATGGATGGAAGACAAAAAATGCATGGGAAAAATTGAAGTGCTGAACACTCCGTCTGGTCGAGTCTTGCAAGAACTTGTTAATGCTGGCGTAACGCTGGGAATATCCTCTAGAGGCGTGGGCTCGATTACTGAAAAAAACGGAGTAACTATGGTTGAGGATGATTTTCAACTAATATGCTTTGATATGGTGTCAGACCCATCCACACCGGGAGCGTTCATGATGACAGAGGCGAAAGAGCACTCAAACATATTCACTCCAGTAGACAAGATTAATAGATCATTGAGCAATTTTCTGTATAAGTTTGGGGAAAAATGAAAAAGTCAGAGTTAAAGAACATTATCAAAGAATGCGTAAAAGAAATCTTATTTGAAGAGGGTGTTCTTTCTAATCTAGTGGCAGAGGTTGCATTTGGCATAACCAAGGCCCAAGGTCAGATTTTAGAGACACAGAGGCCTCAGGTGTCCACGCAAATGACACAGGAACTAAAGCAAGAACAACAAGAACAAAAGCGAAAGCAACTCTTGGAGACGAAAAAGAAGATGTTAAATGCAGTCGGCGGCGATAGAATGTCGGGAGTTTTTGAAGGCACCACACCATTACCGAATACAGGCACGACGAATAGTCAATCTCCCTTAGCGGGGAAAGACCCCAGCGACGCCGGAGTAGATATCTCCGGCTTGTTTGGATTAGCAGGACAAAAATGGAAACAATTAAAGTAAAGGATTTACAATGGGCAAGAGAACACCAGTACACGTAGAGGTTATAATTCATGACCAGTCGCAGTTACCGAGAATGATTAAGAAGTTTGGTCGAAAGTGCAAGAAATCTGGGCTATTTGACGAGCTGAAAGAAAGAAGATACTTCAAGAAGAAGTCTCTTAAGATGAAAGAGAAGAGGGAGAGAAAGAAAAAACTCTCTCAGAAGTCTACACAAGACTATAAAGACAAGTTTGAAAATTTTAAATAGGAGTTATATAAAAGATGTCACAATTTAAGCACACCAGTTGGGGTAGAACCCGCAGCCCAAAGAA